CCGAATTGTTTTCGTGGGCATTTAGACGATTGAGCAAGTACTAAGACTTGATTCATTCTTTGTTTTAGGTGCTCACTCTTCATCGTTCTTGCCCTGTTGGTTCTGTGCTGCTCGGTACTGGCTAGCCTTCTCAATGATTTCTATTATCCTTGCATCTTCAAGCGTGCGTTCATTGTCTTTCATTTGCTCATAGAGTGCATGAATACAAATGTTTTTATGTGCTAAGTCTTCAGACGCAAAAAGGGCGGGATACACATTGTCTGCCATGATCGGCGAAAAGAAGTAATCACCGATCGACTGATACAATGTTTCAAAGTCATGGGAATAAACTGGATGATGAATATCTTGTTTCAGGAATAACGCTAGTACTTTTAAGCGTGTTTCATCTACGCACGCCCTCAATAGCTTGTTTTCTTCTTTGAGGCTGGCAATCTCATATCTATGTTCTCTAAGTACTTCATTCTTATTGACAAGGTGCATCGTTAAGCGTGCGATTTGTTCTCTTAGTTCCTGTATCTGTTCTTTGATCTTCATTTATCAATTCCCTCAAGTTCACTGATCAAGGTATCTAAGAAATCTAAGACTCTTCTTTGAATTGTTTCATCTTCCCTTAGGATAGGTTCGGCAATCTGTCGTAGTAGCCCAAGGCTGGCAATCATAATAGCGTTCATAGTTAATCCTTCAATAGGTGATGCACAGTACCGGATGAATACGCCCCGCCTCGTAGCGTGGTAAATCCTTCATCATTGAGCGCCTGTGCAATTGCTTCTAGTGTCCATCCTCGATCTCGCAATTCTTTTGCCCGAACTGGTGCGCTAACTTGTGCGGGGTTTGCCTTGTTTGCATCGAACAAGTCTTTGAAGGTATAGGCAACTAGCGCGTAAGTCCATGGTTTACCTGTGTTGGTGGTCAATCCTTGCTCATTGAGCAATTTAGCCATTTCCCGTAGTGTCTTTTCTTCTCTGATCCATTCAGATACAAGAGAACGAACGGACTTCTTAGGGCATTTGTACGCCATATCTTTGAACATGTAACTTAAAACTTCAGCCTGTTTCATGAAGATATCTACGGCGTCTGGGTTGTCTGCAAGTTTGATAATGTTTGCTAGTAAAATGGATGATCGATCGCAAAGATCAGCGATATCTTTTGAAGTCGCAAGTTCATTGTTTAAATCTTCATATAGTGTTCTATTTCTCATAGGTTCATTCTCTTTCAAGTGGTCTTTGCAACAAAGAAATTCAAAGATTTCAAGTCTCGTCTGATTGTGTGCGTTCATTGTGGGCCTTCCTTGAGTCACTAAGCTTGAAAAGTTCTGTGAATAAATGATCTGTGGTCTCATCGTTGCCATAGGTTTTGAGAGTCGCTAGAAACTGAATATCATCTTTTTCATTGATTGCCTTGAGTAAAGCGCCAAGGCCCATATTGAAAATAGCTGTGATTGCTTGTTTCTGTGATACTTCGCCCATTAGGGCAATGAGCTTTAGAATCGCTGTTTGTGGGCGGTCTAAATGTACAACCTGTCTAGGTGCTGGCTTAATCTTTTTCATGATTCCCTCGTGTGTTTTGTGACTTGTAAACACTTTTAACAAGTTTAATCTTTCATAGTATATTTAAATAAAGATTTAATAGTTTTTTATGATCAAGTGCTTTACTTCTTGATTGAACCGGTTCTTAATGTTGACGGCGTACTTTTTCTGATAGCTGGCAAAGATATAATTAGCGTACAAATCTTTGATCAATGGTGTTTCTGCTACTACCATCAGCGCCGAACAATGTAAATTCTTAAAATCGGCTGCTAGTCTCCTCTGAAATGCTTCATTATCTGCATCTTTGATCTCTTGATTACCATACTCATGAAACTTGCAATCATAGGGCGGATCTAGAAACATGAAATCACTTGTTTCTATGTGCTCAAAGATGCTTGAATAGTCTTGATTTTGTATCTGTGTATTTTGTAGTAACGTACTATGATACTTACTCACGCTATCAATGTTAAAAGAAGCATAGCGCCCGAATGGTACATTGAACCGCCCTTTATTGTTGTATCGTGTAAGGCCTCCATACGCTGTTTTATTGATAAAGTAGTATAGGACGGCGGGCAAATAGTCAGAAGGTTCACCATTGAACGCGTTTCGTAGGGCATAGTATAAAGCTTCATTCTCATTTGTTGGGTTCTCCATACCTTGGGCGCATTGCTTAGCGTATCTATTTTGATTGTGTAGATAGAGTTCATGTATCTTTGTAATCTGGTTCATGAACAAGTCATAATCATCTCTAATTGTCTTATAAAAATTGATCACATTACTATTTAGATCATTGATACAGGCTTGATCAGGTGCTAAGAAAAAGTATAAAGCGCCCCCGCCAATAAATGGTTCAACATATCTCTTATATGTAGGCAACACAGGCAAAATATGAACAAGTTCATCAAGCTTCCCGCCTGGATATTTAAGAAGTGGTTTCATAGCATACTTTCTAAACAAAGATTTTTCTAATTTGATCAAGCTTATGTTTTTCAAGCGTATCTACAGGTGCCTTCTTAATTGAGCATGTTGTAAAGTCAACATGTTGATCATGTGGATAGTAACCAAGAGACACGCCCCTAAAAATCGTAGCTACATTTGTTAGCCAATGTTCAATCTCCGCCCTTAGTTGCCACCCGCCCCAAGTTGCCACGATAAAAAGAATTCGTTCATCTATATGACACTCACAATCGCCCTCGTCAATACTGGCATCAATTAAGACTTCTGAACAGTGATACAGGCTAGGGGCTAAGATTGCATAGTCACTATTTAGGCCTGTCCATTTGCGAATAGCTATCTTTTGATCAATGATTGATTGATTTAGGTTTCTTTGTACTATGGAAACACAGAACTTTAAATTAGCTAGAACCTGTGAGGCCGTCACGTGCTCCATTCGTGTTGTCTTTAGTATGCTAGGAATACTAGGATCAATGAGTACGATCTTTTGAAGTATAGAGGGCGCTATGTCCCAATGCTTTGACCAAGTGGGCAATATGTTTGCTTTGTCTTCATATGTTGATAGGTAATCACAAAACTTTGAATATGAGACGCCCAAATCTTCCGCAAGCCACCCCCGTACTTCGCAATCAGCTAAAGCGCGGCGCGTCGCAATCAATGCCCCTTCACATGTGCTCTTAGGTTTCAAAAAGTCCCGCGTACTATATTTCTTTTTCATATGCTCTAATTCCCTATGATTTTCTATTTTGTTAATGGTTACCTAGTCAACCTATTCACTAAGGGCGTATGATCTATTTTAGATAGGTTTTAAAGCAATCTAGAGCATGATAACAAGTTTCATATTCTACTTTGTATTTTTTGATCATGTTCACTAATCTTTTTTGTTCGGTGTCTCTATGGGCAACACTGGCAACTCTTGAGATAGGGCCGCGGCTGTTTGTAGTTTTGCCCAATAGTCGCCCTGTTCCTCTATTTGCTTGATACCAAGCTTCTTTTGTGTTGCCTCTATTGCCTCTTGTACGCTTGAGTACATAACGCCCGCCTTGATCTCTTGCTGTACTTTTTGAACTGGTGCGCCAAACTCACCGCCTACACGTCTTTCTAATAGCCACATGCCGGCGCTCGCCTGTTTGCCGCCGGCCTCTACAAATCCTATCCATCGTTTATCCCTGTACGCAACGGCCTTGGATACATAGAAACCTACAACAAATTCAATCGATGGTTCATCTAGTTCATCATTACAAAATTGCGCATAGATACTTTCTATCTTTTTAATCTGTTTTGGCGTGTACTCGGCTAATATGCCCGCATTCTTCAAGGTTGCCCCGCCCTGTACTTCTCTAAGAAAAGTATCTAGATTGGCCACTTGCCATTCAGACGCGCTAAGCATCTCAAAATATTCACTAGCGATCATGTTCGTTCTCTCTTTCGGTCCTGGTCTATAGTTTTCATGATACTTGTTTTCTTTTTAGGCCTCAAAAATTAAGAAGATGAGGATAGGGCGGTCTTGTTAGTATGCCAAAAGGTACTAAAAAAAAACATCTTAACTAGAAAATATTGTTATAGATCAATAGTTTAACTCGCCCCTGTTAGGATGGTAAGGAAAATGAAGATTTTTTCTATACTCTTATATATAAACACAAAACACATAATTTATTTTCTTATGTGTTTTTAGTTTATCATTAAGCCTTAAACTATCTTAATAATCTTAATCATCTATGTAACTTATTGATCTATAACAATATTTTCTAGTTAAGATGTACAGTTAAGATCTTAACTACTAGCCAAGATCTTAACTAAAACGCCACTTTTGGGCGGGGCTACATAGTAGACACAGGGGCAAAATTAGCCCTTTAGTCCTGATCTGTGTTTTTTGGTAAAAATGGGGCTGGTGTCTCAAGTGATCTTAGTATATCTTCCAACCGGCTAATCTTTGCGTTCAGGTTCAATGGGTCTTGTCTACTTTGTCTTTCTAGTGTTTCAATTCTAAGGCGTAACTGATTTATTCTAGTATCTGTTTGAATGGTGAAATGGTCGATTTGCCTACTGGGCTTCTTTAGCAGCCTAGCCACTAAGCAAAAAAGAAAGATGAGAACAAGGGGCAAGTTAAAGAGAACAAAATCAATGGGTTCTCTTCTATCGTGCTTCACTGGGTCAAAAGTACCTTGATACATGATCGGGGTATTAGGTGGCGGCGGTTCTATGGTGCATTGTTGTAATTCGTAATCGTACATGATTTATCCTTTCTCTTTGATTTTATGAACTATGCTTATATGTATCAATCAAAAGATCGGTGTTTTTAGTGCATATGAAGCAAAGAAAAAATGAGACAAAGAAGACAAGTAAAATATTTTCAATTTAATTTGTAAAATTTATTGACAAAGTAAAAACCGTATGTTATTTAGAAAGTACCTTAACAAAAACGATCACACACTACGGAGAAAACAAATGATCGCACAAATCAAAGACACTTTGCTAAATGCTGGCTTGAACGTTGCCCAAATCAATGACTACGCAAGTGAGACAGAAGAAAAAAGCTTCACAGTGTTTGCGTACTATCTTGGCCGCTATGTCACAATGACAATCTTTTATGCGGACCATACAAAATATGTGCATGTTTCAATTAGCGCCCTTGTTTACCATGCTACACAAATTGAATTTGCTGATGGTTGCCTTGATGAAGCACTTGTAGAGGCATGTAACTTTGTTAAGCAATACACACAATCAAACTAAGAAAGAGACAGGAGAAAACAAATGATCGCCAATTTACTAAATGCCGGCCTTGAACCATCCGGCCTCGCTTGGGAAGTAACAGAACGCCGCTTAGAACTAGACAACAAAGAAGAATTGCATGAAGTTCTATTGAGTGCGTGTATCGGTGAAGTAGATGTAGTCATTGTACTCAACGTATTCAATGATTACAGATTTATTCACGTATCCCTTGGCCGCCACTTTACAACAAAGTATCTACGCTTTAACCTAAGCAAAAAAGATACATTTGAATCAGTGTTGGCCTCTAAAATCGAATTTATCAAACAAGAAATCAATGAACTTGAAACAAGAGAAAGCGTACTAAGCAAATGAGAAAACCTGAACCATGCGGACTATTCCCAATCGTGCAAAAAGAAGAGACAAAGACAACAAAGAATACATTTTTAAGCGAAGTTTATTCGTTCGTGGCGACTTGTGTTGTATGCGTCTTAGGTGTGATCTTAATCCCCGCCTTGTTGGTTGGCTGGTGTTTACTCGTACAATATGTAGTCAATATGTTCTAATTTACTTTTATCTTATTTACTTTGTAAAATTTATTGACAATGTACAAAACCTGTGTTATTTAGAATATACCTTAACCAAGAACACACTATGGAGAACAAAATGATCTACCAATTAACCACAGTAAACACAGGCGCAATCGTAATCACAGGCACAATGAACGAAATTGAACATGTGCTTGAAGCAGCAATCACCGGCGAAAGAAATGATATTGTGTTGCCTGTACGCTTAGAAGAAGTAGCCCAAGAACTTGATCAACAATTAGCGATTGACGGCGTACAAGTGTTGAATATGTCCATTAGTGAAAACAATGTTTTAGAAGTTCATTGCGCTTATAAATACTCATTCGTAGTTTTAAATATGGGCGTCGCTCATGGTCAACATATGATCAGCGCGCGATATTATATCGGTCAAAACTACGTCTTTTGTCGAAATTCATTCGGTAGCATTGCGACCGCAGCAATCACCACAAGAAACGTTGTATCATCTTTGTTTGATGCAGTCTCAAGCATCGGGCAAGAGATCAAGAATACAATTGATACACATGAACCAAATGTGCGCTGGGCAAAGTTCCTAGCTGATCATAAGAAACTATATTTATCAAGCGCACGATATAAAGTTAAATCTTTTTCTCTTTAAACTGTTATCATGCTCTTTTACACATAGGAGCATAGAACCAAATGGACAATCTAAGACGGGGCTTGAAATCAAAGCGGGCGGGCGATTACTATGAACGCCTTATTGACCGCTTGAATACGTACTATCTAAGCACTGATAGCGCACTAATCAAAAAGAGATTTGAACCATATGTACGCGTATCAAAGAACTTAAGTAATCATAGGTTTTTAGCGGTGAACACTGGAGCGGCGGGCGCAGACTTTGAAATCTTTTTAAGTAATGGTAAAAGTGGACTCTTTGAACTAAAGTACAGATCAAGTACAATGATCACACTAGACGCAATCAATGAGAAACAAATCGATGAACTTAGACTTCTTGACCGGTGGGGCTTTATTGCCTGTATTCTAGTTTGTCTCACGCCCAAAGATGCAGATGATCAATGGTTTCTTATTCCCTTTAGAAACTTTGTGCATGAGTCTAAAAAGTCCCTCAATACTAAGGATTTACAAGCCTACAAAGTAGACTTAGTACCAAATACAGACTTGCCCGATCTAGTATCTAAAATAAACGAATTATATTTGAACAAAATAGAATAGGTCCTTGAAACTAGCAAACAGTAAGGCAGACAAATGAAAATCAATGTATATGAAGGATTCGTTGAACTGGTCGACGTATTCGGCGATGATTGCGCAATTGTAAACGCCGCCCGCGTGTCTTTTGGCGCACAAACTCAAGATTTCACTGATAAAGATGCAAAACTGATGAACTACCTATGGGAGCATGAGCATACATCACCCTTTAGAATGGCAACGATTAAATTTAGAGTTAAAGCGCCGATTTTTGTTCTTAGGCAATGGATGAAGCATGTTATCGGCTGTTCGTGGAATGAGGTAAGCGGGCGATATGTAGAAATCAAAGAAGAGTTCTTTAAGCCTGTACTATGGAGAAAGCAGCACCCAACAAGCAAGCAATCAAGTTACGGGCAAATTGAAAACAATGTTGAACTAGAGGCCTTCGCAAGACTAGAAGAAACCTATAGAACATGCTATGATAATTATAAGTGGATGCTTGAACAGGGTATATGCAGGGAACAAGCACGCGTACAATTGCCCGTTGGTATGTACTCTTCTTGTATCTGGAAGGCTGATTTACAAGCGATTATGCACTTTTTAACGCTAAGACTTGATGAGCACGCACAAGAAGAGATTAGAGAGTTTGCAAGCGCTGTGAAACATATTACGGCGGGCTTATTCCCTGAATCTATGAAGCTACTAGACAAATCAATCTACGTTAAAAAAGAACTAGAACACATGAAATCTGAACTATGGAGAACCTATGAGAACCCCCGAAAAGTTTGAAATAGACTTTGTACGCAAATGCGACCATGAAAAAGAAATGGGAATCCCTACTAAGTTTTCATCTATGTATTCTTTGATAGAAGCAGCTTCGATGATTGCAGAGGTGACAGATAAAAACATTTACCGCGTGTTTGATAACTGGGAAATTGATTTTCATCCGGTCGTTAGTGGCAAGTTTCTAGTAAAAATTCACCCCGCCAACAGTGACGCAAATTTCACTGTTACCGGTATCAATAATCAATTTATTTTGAATATGGATGAAACATGAGTAAACCATTAAAACCGTTCTTTAGTTATTTTGGCAGCAAGTATAGATTATCTAAAAAGTACCATGCACCAACAAAAAATGTGATAATAGAACCGTTTGCAGGTAGCGCGTGTTACTCATTACACTATCCACACAAACAAGTAAAATTGTTTGACAAGTACGATGTTATATGTTCGATCTGGGATTACTTAATCAGTGTATCTGAAAGCGAGTTTCTTAGTTTACCATTGATTGATTTTGATAAATCTGTTGATGAGTATCCTATTTGCCAAGAAGCTAAATATTTGATTGGTTTCTGGCTTATGCTTACAAGTACAAAACCTGGAATCAAGCATACAAGTAGATCAAAAATTCTAATTGAAGGGGATTATTATACCACAAGAAAACCGAGAAACTTTTGTTGTTGGACGATTCAAAATAAGAACAAAATAGCAAATCAATTAGAATACATAAGACATTGGAAAATTGAGCAAAAAAGTTACGATGAAATCGAGAATGAAGATGCAACATGGTTTATTGACCCTCCTTATCAATTAGCTGGAAAAAGCTACAAGGAATCAAGTAAAAATATTGATTTCAAGCATCTTGGTAAATGGTGCAAAGAAAGGCAAGGTGAGATCATCGTATGTGAGAATCAAGGTGCTGATTGGCTACCTTTTGAACCTTTCTCATCTTTACAAAATTGTAGAGCAAGACAAACACAAGAAGTAGTCTATTACCAAGGACTCACCGAAACACAATTAAAATTGAATATGGATGAACAAAAATGAATGCCTGGATTGTTCAACAATGGATCAAAGAAACTCACAAAAAGGACACAAAAAACGATGATCGACCAAGACAACGAAATCAATCCCAACCCCGAACAAATTAACTTGAAACAAGCGGGCGTTGACCTCTTAAATCTAATGGTTTACCGCTTAACCCTTCAAAAATTGTTATTTGTTCAAAAAGAACTTTATAGACAAAGAAAAGCGGCGCTAACAATTTTTACTTGTTTTCTAATTGCCTGTTTGTTGCCCCTGTTATTTGTTGATATTGTCTCACTACTGACCTTCGGCGAATTTACTTTGTTTACATTGTCTCTTTCTCTTGTGTTTTTCTATGTAGGCAAGGGCGCAAAAGAGATGAAAGAGATTCAATTGACCATTGAAACAGAAGTAAAAGAAGTAAATCAGGAAATTCAAGAACTCATTGAACTTGAGTACACAAGATAAAAAATAAAATTGTTTACTGGCATTTAAAGAATTATACTTAAGAACTTTCATCACTGTAAACCATGGAGAAAATAAACATGGATATTCAACGCAGCAACCTTGCCAATTTCACATTTAAACAAACCTACGCAAAGTATCTACCATCTAAGAGACGGCGTGAGAACTGGGGCGAGTCTGTAGATAGGCTTATGAATATGCACGCCTCAAAGTTCATTGATAACATTGAAATCTTTGAGGATTTGAACGAGATCGAAGATTCACTAAAGCGTAAAGATATTCTAGGTTCTCAAAGATCATTGCAATTTGGGGGCAAGGCGATACTTGATAAGCCTTGGCGCATTTTCAATTGTACTACTTCATTTTGTGACCGCCCCCGCTTCTTTGCGGAGTCACTATGGCTTCTTCTGTGTGGCTGTGGCGTGGGTTATTCTGTACAAAAGCACCACGTTTCAAAGTTGCCCCCTGTGATCTCATCTGATCAAATTAACAACGCACAAATGAGGATCCTCATGATCAAAGATACGATTGAGGGCTGGGCTGATGCGCTTGATGCCCTTATTCAGTTCTATCTTGGTCAATCTGATACCATGCCCATCTTCAATTATTCACTGATTAGAAAGAAAGGCGCCCCTTTGTCTCATGGTGGTAAAGCGCCCGGGCCCGTGCCTCTCAAATTCAGTTTACAAATGATTGAAAAGATACTTGTCTCAAGGGCGGGCATGACTCTACGTAGTATTGATTGCCTTGATATCGTGTGCGTTGCGTCTGATTGTGTGTTATCTGGTGGCGTGCGTAGAAGTGCAACCATTGCAATTTTCAGCATGGATGATTCGGACATGTGGACCGCTAAAACTGGGAATTGGTGGAAAGATGCACCATATAGAGCAAGGGCCAATATTTCAGCGGTAGCCTTGAAAAATAAACTTGACAAACAAGATTTCATGAAGAAATTCCTAGACAATGTGCCACAATGGGGCGAACCTGGATTCGTGTTTACCGAGTCAACAGAGTTCTGTTTCAATCCATGCGTTAGTGGTAGAACAAAAATCTTGACCGCTGAGGGGTACAAGACAGCCAAGCAACTATTTGACGCAAAACAAAAAACATCTTTACGAATTGACCCACGATTTAAGCAAGGGACTTATTCAGAAAGCACAGATAAGGGCGTATTTTCTACCGGTATTCAAGACGTGTACAAATTAACCTTAGAAAATGGATACTTTGTAGAATGTACTAAAAACCATCAAATCATGACTTCTAAAGGCTGGATTGAAGCGGGCGATTTGTTGCCTGGTGATCTTGTGCATGTTGTCTTAGATGATAATGTTTCAAATGTTGATGTTTCCGCCGTAGTCTCTTTTGATTTTGTTGCTAAAGAAGAAGTTTATGATCTCACAGAAAACAAAACGCATAGTTTTATTGCGAATGGTGTTGTTGTTCATAATTGCGTAGAAATTTCTATGTGTCCTATGCTCATCAAAGACAATGCGGGCCACATTGTTGACGAATATACACTTGATCTTATCAACCCCGAAAATAGAACCAAATACGAAGATCAAGGATACACATTTGAGAGCGGCTGGCAAGCGTGCAATTTAACAGAAGTTAATGCATCCAAATTTAAAGATTTCTCTATTGATTCTATTGATGCGTTTTACATAGCTGTTAAGAACGCTGTAAAACTTGGCACATTGCAAGCAAGTTATACTAAATCAGACTACTTAGGCCCTGTAAGTGAGCAAATTGTAGAGCGTGAAGCATTGTTAGGGGTATCGTTGACCGGTCTAGCCAATTCCGCTTTCTTTTTCAAGCATGAAGAAGATCGGGCATCATTTTTGCTCAAGTCGCTTGCTGAATTTGCAATCGTAATCAATAAGCAATTTTCAAAGAAAATAGGTATCAAACCGGCGGCTAGAATTACATGTGTAAAACCTAGCGGGACCGCTTCCGTAATTTTGGGCTGTGCGTCTGGCATTCACCCCGAACACGCCCGCCGGTTTCTAAGACATGTACAAGTTCCCGCCGATTCCGCACTTGTTCAAAAGTTTGAGGAACTTAACCCCCAAGCGGTGAAAAACAGTGTATGGGCGGCGAATGGAACTGATAAATGTTTGATCTTCGCTGTAGAATGCAACCCCGAAAACGTGTTTAAAAACGATCTCAAAGCAACAGAATTCTTATCACTTGTTAAGATGGTCTATAATTCATGGGTAAAGAATGGCAACGCACGCCCTAAATCCCTTGAAGGTTCTGATCATAATGTTTCAAATACTTGCAACGTACGCCCTAACGAATGGGAACAGGCGGGCGAATTTGTCTTTGATAATCAAGAGTATTTTTGCGGTGTATCATTCCTAAGCATGAGCGGCGATTATGACTACCAACAACCCCCATTCAAAGCGGTATATGATCACATAGAGAATCAGAACATGTACTTTGATGAGGTTGAACAGCTTGAACATGCATACAAAGAACACAATTCAAAAACTACACTAGAACAAGACTTAGAGAGAGCACGCCAAAAGAAGCAAGAACGGGCGGAAGCATTCGATTTATGGGTATCTCTTAGATCAAGCAATGCGGTTGACTTTGATAGCGTTTTAGAGGGCACAGATGAGACAACACAGGCCCAAGAGCTGGCATGTGCGGGCGGCGCTTGTATCATTTAAAAAGTAGCTAAATTCTTATATAATAAGGCGCTTAGTTTCTCTATATCATTGATCATAGTAGGCCTAGTTCTTTTGCTCTTCGCCAAACAGTAGAGAAGCTTAATTTCAAATCATCCTTGATCTCTTTGATTGCTTTACGTGGATACTCTTTGAATGCTTCTATAAGTTGTGCATCTGTCACAGTTCTATTCTTGTTCTTTTGTTTCTTATGGATACCATAATAAATCCCAAGTTCGCGGGCGGAATATTTACTAATTCCAAGTTTTAAAGCAATTTCGCCCCAAGTTAAATCGTAAGAGAACTCACTTAGAAAGCGTTCTTTTGTGCATTTGTTGTAAAATCGCTTATGTTCAAGTATGAACTTTTGATTTTCCCGATAACCTTCGTAAACTTCGCCCCGTTCCATCATCTCTTCAATCATCAGTGTTCTTTGTAAATCATTGCTCATTTCTTTTTGCATCCTGTATCTCCCTAATAACTTTTTAAAGGTTCGCCCGTCTAGTCCTCACTTTCTTTCAAAATGAGTCGCATGATAAACAAAGAACTTTTTATTTTTCTTTCTTAGTTTTCATTGATATTTTGTAAATTTAAAAGAGGTTCATGATTTGCTACGCGTTCAAGTGATTTCTTGTAGTATGCTTCATCTTTTTCTATGCAAATATATTGCCTATTACTATTTAAACACGCTATCGCTGTAGTCCCTGAACCGCTGCAATTATCTAAGACTACTTCATTTTCATTGCTGTAGGTTCTTATTAAATATTCAAACAGGGATACCGGTTTCTGTGTTGGGTGTAATCCTATTTCTCGATCAAAATATAATGTATTTCTTGGATAATTTTCGTATGCTTTTTCTACATATCTTGTTTCTTTTTTATTAGTATCACCGTACATTCTTATGTCAAAATTAGCTTTTATTTTTTGCTTTGTACTTTTAATACGATCATCAAAGTTAAAAGTGAAAGGGGGATTCATAGATTGCAAAGTTTCATAATTCAAAAAGCCCTGCATCTGGTCAATCTTGAAATGCTCGATCAACTCTTGATATGTTTCTTTTGTACACAATCCAAATTGTGAGCTGTTATAGTAAAAGAAGTGTTCTGCTTTCCTATTGCCCAATTTCTCACAAATCTTTTTACTTGGCATATTGATAAAAGATAATATCTTATGAGAATAAGTACGAAGCTCTAAATTGAATTGAATATTTAAATCTTCTTTTCTAGGTGGTCTAAACACTAAAACATTTTCAAATATTCTATGCGGTTGGTATCCTGTTAAAGCAAAATTAGATTGGATGTTCTTAATCCATACATAATCGTGATTAAACCATGCCTCTTTGTAAACCATCAATTTAGCTGTGAACATGCCTTGACTTGTTAAAATGATATTCCCGTTATCTTTGATCACTCTCTCATATTGCTCCCATAGTCTACCCATATCAATTATCGAATCCCATTCACAAGCCGTTGTTCCATAAGGCAAATCGCAAAGGATCATATCAACCGATTTACTGGGAATTGACGGCATGAGGTCAAGACAATCACCATGATAAATTTGATTAGTTTTCATTGTAAATAATAACTTTTTTAAATGTTAGCCACGTCTAGCCATCAAAATATTCATGATCTTGCCTGTCTCTTCTATACAAAGTACAGGGGAAAACTCACTATGACCGGCGAGCATGGTTGGCGTATTTTGTAGGGCGTCTAAAAGATACTTAGGTGAAAAGCAAATAGAGTAATCAATACGCTCAAATCCTTCATCTTTTGACTCATATGTCAAACCGGTTGTATTTGCATCTTTGAGACTGATAAATAATTTGTTACCTTCTTTTTGGTGTTTCAAAGTGATACCCGCCCCCGCTTTATCCTGTGCAAATAACAAAGCTTCTTTGATACTAAATAGATGAGCGCTGTTGAATGTAATCAAGTACTCATTGTTCTTAGGAATAATTTTAGAAGTATCTGGGAAATCTTCAGCAATCAAGCGGACGGCTAAAATGAAATCTTGCCCCCTTGATATGTATAACATACTCTTTGTTGCCCAAATCTTTACATCAAAGTTACCATTGAGCACGTCACAAAGAAGAGGAACTTGACCTTTTGGAAGTAGCGCATTTAAACTTGTTTTGATGCCTGTTTTGTAGATTGTCAATCTGTGTCCATCGGTAGCGGTAGCGATTAGAAACCCCTCTTCATTTGTGGATAAGTACACACTACATAGGCGGACTCTTGATTCTTCGTTTGATGATGCAATAAGGGCGGTAGATAAAGCGGTTCTAAGCTCAATAATATCATCATCAGTAAGGGCGTAGGCGCCGTCTTGCCCCTTGATCCCTTGAATATCGTTTAAAATGTCTGCATAGTCTCTTGAATCAAGGATTTGATGCGTGATTTCAGCTTGTCCGGCCTTGATCTTGTCGTCAATGATATCAATAGTCTTGTATGTTGGTAGTAACTTGGCCAATGCATCATGATGAATCAAGGTACTAAAAGACGCATCACCAACAAAATCACAATCAACAAGTTTATGTGTGATCGTAGTTTCAAGATCGGTAGCGGACAGACGCACAAAGCGATCAGCGCCAACAACAACACAATCAACATGAACGAACGATAAATAATCAGGCGTCTTCTTGCGTTTTGCTACGGCGATGATTTCTTTGATAGCTTTGATATTAGTTTTCAATGATAATGAGATCTTCATCTTGAATTCCTTCTAAAAGGTTGATTGTTTTAGCCTTGATTCTAAGGATACGGCGGGCGTACTTATGCGCCTTTTCGCCCTTGCCTGCATATGCCTTGACCGCTTGAAACTCATCACCATCATGAATTTCTAAATAGGTTCTAAGGGCTGTTACGCCGGCCTTGATCAAGTCGCAATTCTCAAGTTTTTTGTTTTCGCACCATAGGCGGGGGGTTGCCTGCATAGGTCCAAAACCTTTGTTATCAAAAGCGATTGCGTCTTGTGTAAACTTAGATTCATTGAATGCGATTGAAACTGCTAAGACTGGGTCAATAGCCTGATTCTTCGCTTCTTGGGCGACCATCTTACACGTTTTCAATCTATTTTGAAAAGTTTTACTTAGTTTTTTTGAATAGTCGATTGATTGATCATGTGTAAAAAGTGATAAGATCATGATATAACAAAGCATTTTTAAGCCTTTATAGAGGTTGAAAGGGTTTATCTAGTATGCCAAACAATCAAAGTTTGTCAAATAAAATGATTTTGCCTAGTACGCCGGCTGAACGTAGATTATTAGCTGCACATTCGCCGGTTTTCTTTGATGTTTATTATTGTGGTATGCAATACGCAAAGCACCGCGTGCAATGGCTTAAACGATTAGAGGATGAACGCAATCAAGCAATCAAAGAGAGGCGTAAAAATAGAATCCTATTACTTGCCCCTCGTTCTCATGGTAAAACTGAACTAGCGGTAACGTATGCCCTTCGTGCAATTTGTTTAAACAGGGATGTGCGTATCTTGTGGATATGTGCAAGCGCCCCACAGGCGGAGCGCCGTATGTCCCGCGTGAAAGAACTTTTAAAGAGTGATCGAATTATAGAAGATTGGGCAAGTGATCAAGATGCGGGCTGTTTACCATTTGAAGGGGGCGGCGAAAGCTGGACACAAAGACAAATCTATGTAAAAAGAAAAAATCATAGTGTTGATCCTACTATTCAAGCAATTGGGGCGGGGGGCGCAATCACAGGGGCGCATTTTGATATTATCCTAGCGGACGACTTAGAGGATGATGACACAGTCTATTCACAAACAAGTAGAGAGAAAACTAGAAGATGGTTTCGGGGTACTGTTCAACCAATGTTAGAACCTGGGGGCCTTATGATTGTAATTGGGACTAGGAAGCATCACGATGATCTCTACGGACATTTAAAAGTTGATGCAACATGGTCAGTTCAAGAAGATCCCGCAATTATCAAGTGGCCTGAACATTATGAATATGAGACAAAAGAAATCAATGGTAAATCAAGAATAACCGGCGTAAAGGTAGTAGGCGAACCGGTAGTTTTATGGAAGGAACATAGGCCTTTTGAAATGCTCATGGAAGAACGCATGACTATTGGATCACAAATGTTCGCAAGAGAATTTTTAAACCAAGTTCAAGACGATACGGCGGCGGCCTTTAAATGGGAATGGTTGCAACATGCACAAGAGAGAGGAAGAAATCTAAGTTTTTATGAAGTCCCTAAACATGTTAATCAAGATCAGTTTGATATTGTGCAAGGTTGGGATTTTTCACTTGTGCAAAATGCACAACATGCGGAAACAAAGGATTCGGATTTTACTGTTGGCACTACTTGGGCAAGAGATAGGCGAACTGGTGATCATTATTTACTAGGTTTGTTTAGAAAGCGGGGTATGAGTACAAGCGAACTTAGAAACGCGGTGATTCGTGAATATGAAAGATTTAGGGGCAAAGTTTACGCAGTCGCCGTAGAACGAAACGCATTCGGTGAATTGCATTATGTAGGTCTCAAACAAACTTCCGATCTACCTTTACGCCCTCACTTGACCACAGGGGCAAAAAAAGCGAGTCCTTGGGACGGCGTAACCTCTTTATCTGTTCTCTTTGAAAATGGGAAAGTGATAATTCCTAGCCGTACGAGTGTTGATAAAGAAATAAGTGATCCATTAATACAAGAATTATGGGGGCTTGGTAGAGAGAAGCATGATGATACTGTTATGAGTTTATGGATTGCTCATTGTGTACTAAGAGAAGAAAGATTTCAACATATCATCTCATTCGGTGATCGTGAGTATCTGGATGATCTAGATCAAACAGTCAACGATCTACGAGAAGAGGACACAAAAGATTTACATAGAATTTTAGCAAGTTGGGACTTCAAAGATGATTTTGATGATGAAAACTAAATAACAAGATACTATGATCAATAAGAAGGAGAAACAATTATGACTTACCAAACAACGAAGTTAACTGATATAAATCAAGTAACTTTTACACGCAGCAATTCACGTGTAGACTTTGCCCGCTATCCCTCAAATGTTCAAGTTTCATGTAGTAATCTTGGCGGGGGCACTTTTGACGTTTACATTTTGCCCTGTGGTGAAAGTGACTTTAAGTCTCATATCTTAGGAGCAAGTGAACTTGATACAGTGATGATCGCCGGCAAAGATGCCCCTTTATTTGAGCAAGTGAAAGTAATCTTCAATGACAATTTAGACGAAGTAACAGCCACATTGACAGCATGGGAACGAGGTATTTAAATGGCTACTCTTTACAAGAACAAAGGTATTCCCGAATCAGAAAAGGGACAAGCGGGCGGGGTTGCCACACTAGACGAAACTGGCAAAATTCCCGCTGATCAAATCCCTGGTGGGCTTGGTCAAGGTGATGTAGATTCAGTCAATGGAATTCTTCCGGATGTAAATGGCAATGTTTCAATGACTACTTCAAACATGCCTGAAGGGACAAATCTTTACTGGACACAAACACGCTTTAATACGGCGTATGATAGCGCTTCCGCAAGCCTTGAACTAGGTTTACAAACTCTTGAAACAGACTTAGCAACAGAAATCACTAATAGAACAAATGGTGACAATGCACTTGATACAAGAGTAAGCACGCTAGAAGGGCAAGTAAGCACGCTAGAAGGGCAAGTAAGCACACTAGACGGGCAAGTAAGCGGACTTGATACACGATTGACAAGCGCTGAAACAGATATTGATAACCTACAAACTGATCTATCAAACAAGGCATCTTCTCAATCTGTGACAGACTTAGCAACAAGAGTGACAAGCGCTGAAACAGATATTGATAACCTACAAACTGATTTATCAAACAAGGCATCTTCTCAATCTGTGACAGACTTGGCGGCAAGAGTAACCACAGCGGAAGCGGATATTGACAACCTACAAGCGGACATTCTCACACTAACCGCCGGCGTTGATCTTAGAGCTTTAGAGGCTGATTTACAAAGTGAGATCACTAATAGGACCAATGCAGACAACGCCCTTGATCTTCGTTTAGATGATGTAGAAGCTCATCATTTACATAGTAACTCATACTATGTAAACGACGGCCTAAACGATTTTCAAGCGGTGATCAATGAAATTGGAGCTGATCAAGGGAATGTTATCTATGCTTCCGCCGGTTCGTATGGTGGGGCTACTTTGTCTATTGAAAACAAAGTTAATTTAGGTATCGTTTGCCCCGAAGTAGGCAACACAATTTGTGAACTAGCGGGCGGGCGTGGTCTTTCAATCAGCGGGACAAGTGAACGCATTCGCATTACTAACTTGCAAATTGAGGGTGCGGCTAGCATTACAGGGACTAAGGGCCGCCATATCTTTAATCGTGTTGACTTTTTAGGAGGTCTCACTATTGACGGCGTGACAGACTCAAGCGCTACCTTTATGACCTTTACAGATTGCGAATTTGCAAGCCAAAACATTCTGATTTCAAATATCACAAATTGCACAATCTACTTTAATCGTTGCTCACTGAATAATCTTCGTATTATCCCTTCAAATGTTGCATCGCCATTCCTAATCATTGTTTCAGAATGTAGCGGACTAAACACACTACAAACTAATTTGACGAGTGGCGTAGCCATTGTAGGGCGTACCGGATATTCAAATAACACAGTAAAAACCTTCACCACTTCAGCGAATTTCATTAGTGCTTTAGGTGTAGAAACTTCTTTCACCGGTAGTTATACCGAACTAAGAGACAAACCAACCTTGGTAACCGCTAGCACGCAATTAACCGATTCAGCGCAGCTTCTTAGAACTTCTGATAAGGGCGTGGCGAATGGTGTCGCTGAACTAGACGCAAACGGCTATATTCCTAATCACCATATTCCGCCTCTTGCATTAACTAAGCCATATGTAGTTCAAACCATTGCAGAACGAGACGCCTTGACCGGAATCAATACCGGCGACGTTGCGATCGTGGTAGATGATCCCACGCCCTCAAACAATGGGAATTATATCTATGATTCCGATGGTCCTTCGTGGATTAAGTTATATAACTCTTCATCACCTGTTAACCAAGTAAATGGACAAATTGGCGACGTTACTTTATACACTGGAGACATTAGCGAAGGCGTAGGGGCGCAAGGTGAAGCATCTAAACTTTATTTCACCGATTCAAGAGCTTTAAGCGCCACCGTAACAAATGATATTGATGATGCAACCAAAGCGCCCGATGCGCCAACAGTCAAACTCTATGTTACCGGTATCACAGACGCTTTAGATTCCCGCGTAGACACACTAGAAACAAGCGCTTTGACCTTTGCGACTACTACATATGTTGATAATGGACTAGCGGGCAAGCTTGATAGTACAAGTTATACAGCGAACGACGTACTAACAAAGATCAAGACTGTTGACGGTTCAGGAAGCGGGCTAGATGCTGATTTACTTGATGGCTTAGACTCAAGCGATTTCGTACGAATGACAACAGATCAAACAATTGCAGGAACAAAGACTTTTTCGGCGTCACCTATTTTGCCCGATCTAAGCGCCAATGACAATTCAACCAAGGGCGTAAATTCAAAGTATGTTGATTCAGCGATTGCAAATGTACAATCAACCATCGGGGCAAATGGTGCGCTTATTTATCAAGGTACATATAACGCAGCAACAGCGGTGCCAAGTCTTGCAAATGCGAAAAAAGGATTCTTTTATCAAGTATCGACTAGCGGGACTCTTGCCGGCGTAACATTAACAGCTAATGATCAAATTGTCTTTATTGCTAATGTTTCGGGGGGCGTTGTTCAAGCTACTGATTTTATCGTGATTGATAATACTGAAAGTCTTTTGTCAAATGGTAATATGGGCATCATTGCATTAACCGCTGATAATAGTTCTATGACTTCTGGATTTTACCATTTGATGAATAGTTCGGGGAATTGGAGCATTAGAATTCCTAGTTTTGCAAATACAAATCTAGGCGATCTCATTTATTTGCGTATTCGTGGAACTGGTGCATTCACAATCACACGCCCCGCGAATAATTACACAGCGACTTTTTATTATAACAATACAACAAGTACAAATAGTTTAGCCTCTTTGCGTTCTTCTGGTGAATATGTCTTTAGATGCACCGCCAAGGATACTACAACCTCTACGGTATCTTGGGAAGTCACAAACACAAATGATCGGGCAATTAGAACCACAGACGACTTGACCGAAGGTTCTACAAACAAGTACGCAAGCGCAACAAATGTGCGAAGTTTACTAAGCGCAACGGCCCCGATCGTGTTTACTTCCGCTACTGGTGTTATTAGTACAACATTGACACAGTACACAGACGCACTAGCACGAAGCGCCGCCGGCGCCGGTCTTGCTAGTGGCAACGCAACAAATACAGGGATAACATTCACAAATAACACAGGCGCATCAAGAATTGACGCCGTTGTCTCTCTTGCCGGTTTTTCTGTCAATGCGCTTTCAGATGTTGACACAGCCACAACAGCCCCAACCAATGGACAGGCGCTAGTATGGGAAAGCGCAAGTTCATTATGGAAACCTGGCACAATTAGCGGGGGCGGTGGTGGTGGTTCTTTGCCTGATGTGCTAAACGCTACTTTTGTTTCAAATATCTATACCCCCGCAGAACCTAGCGCCGGCACGCTTGAAGTAACCTATCTTCTTAGTCCTACCGCCAATTCAACCGTAAATCTAACCAATATCGTACCTAGCGCAGGCAATAAAGGGATGAAGTTAAACTTTAAAAAATTAACTTCGTTCTATGTATTAATTACGCCTAGTACTGGGGTTGCGATTGACGGTTTAACAAGTGGTACGGATATGATTCAACAATATTCCGCATTGACTTTACAGTCAACCGGTTCAGCCTGGATCATTCTATAAGGATTTTCTATGAGTTTCTTAATCAAAGACTTTACAGGGCATGCGGGCTTTTGTGTTCTCAATCGTGCAGGAACTGGCATTAATTTTGCTTGGCAAATACAAGGGGGAACTTTTACGCCTACTATTAATGGCTATTATGTGACTCTTGAAGGTGGTTTTCGTTACATGGTTGTATGGAATTGGGCATCGTCTAACACAACAACAGCACTTAGATCTACCACTTTTAGTGTTGTGAGGTTTACAGGCGGTTCATCTGTAACATCAAATTATCTAGTTTCAAGAGAAGTCACATCTGATGTTGGGGGTACATACAATGTTCAGACACATGAAGCGTCTGTCGTCTTTGATGCCCCTTGCGATTGTGAAATTCAAATGGGCGCATCTTTTTATGAAAGCACATCTTCTTCTCTTTTAATATGGAGGTTTCCGCTATGAGTTATGAAGGTTCAACATCTCGCAATTCAAAATATGTACAAATTTTTTGCGGGAATTCGTCTAGTGTGTATCCTAATATGACTACAAGTCATAGGATTGTTTCCGGTCCGTATGTAGTCTATCGTAATACTTTTAATAAAACGATGCTTCGGCTTATTCCGGATACTGGCGGGGCGGGAACAACAGGTTTTTCTTACAATTTTCAAAGAACATTGACAGGCGCCGACTTGTTGCCAAATAAATCTATGTGGCTTGGAAGTCCTACGGCGGTTGTCCAACGATGGTATCCCCCATTTTCAAAGGGCGTTGCCTCTTGTGATTACTACGGAATGGATAGTTGGAATACAACCACAGGCAGTACCGCAACCATGCGCATTGAATGGGAGGTGTAGTATGTCACATATTCCTATTCAATCCACAAATCAATCAATCTTCACACTTGAAACAGGTTTTGACTCTGTGGCCGGTGTACAAGATCCCACATATAACCCCCGCATTTTAGACGGTGTAGAGGTCCATCAATTCTTTACAAGACAGGTTCATTTTGTGGGCAAGTACATTGAAGGCGTTTCAACATCTGTAGATGGTCTTGTTTTGCCTCAAGGTTACTATTTTCTTCTTGATCCTTATATGTATTATTCTTCAGGGAGTACATATGTAGCCACGCCTTATTTTACTTGGAATATTGACGGCGTGGACACAGTCCCAAGGTTTCAAAGTCATTATGTGAGCGATCAGCCCACAGGGTCAAACGCATCTTATAGGGGCTTACGCTTTGTAGACTGTTCAGCATCCTCTAAGACTCTAAAAATTGTTGCTAGGGGCGCAGGCTGGGCAAGTATGGGCAATGTTTATTTTGATAACCAACAAACAACAACCGCCCTTACAACGTCTCATAAGTCACATATAGATATTTATGCGATTGAGGTTGCGTCATATGTTAATCCGGTAGTTAGTACACTAGACGCAACAAATAGCATAGCATCTTGGGGCGGAGCGCAACAGATGCCCGCTGAAACTTTGAATAAATTTTGGGTGAATACAACAGCGCTCACACAAACTTTTTACGCCCCGATTCCTTCACAGGTTGGGGACTGGTTCGGATTTTTTCAATTAAATAATTCAACAACGGCGGCGATCACAATCACAAGCCCCCCAACATCTCAAACTCTAATTAGTTCGGTTGTTGGTTCTACTGGCGCGGCAGGTAACAATAAAGATATGGGCGGGCGTGTTGCTTGGAAATGGGTATGGACAGGCATACGATGGGTAGAAGTACCGGTATCAAATGAGGGCTATGTAAAGGCCTAAAATGAAAAACATAGTATTTTTTACACTAATCTTCTTATCACCTATTCAAGCTCAAGATGATGATGCATTGATCAAGCTATTTGCTCAAGAACTTAGAAACTTGAAACTTGAAATAAATAGACTAAAAGAAGAGAATAGACAATTAACACAACAAAATGACGAACTAAAGGACAAACTAAATGGCTGCGAGAACAAAAATATCAAAGTCTCTGAATACCTCAATCTTGGATTTAGCACCATCGGAGCAATTGCCGGCGGATTCTGTGCCCTTGGTAGATAAGAAACTAGGCACTGAAAACTTTTCAATCAAAGAATTAGAGTACTCATGCGAAATCCCTAGCGAATTACTAGACAATGCCCAAGAGTTACTTGAAAATTTACAAGTACTTAGAAACGAAGTAAAGCGCCCCATCAAGATCATTCCTGGCGGGGGCTATCGTGATCAAAAGCTAAATACACAGTGTAAAGGTTCAAAGAATAGTCAGCACCTACAAGCGAAGGCGTCTGATATTAGAATTGAAGGTTTAACGCCCGCACAAGTTCAACAAACAATCTTGAAACTTATTGATCAAGGCAAGATGAAACAGGGCGGCGTAGGTATCTATGAAAACTTTGTTCATTATGATATTCGTGGCACTCTCACACAGTGGAAGGGATGAGCAAAATGGATAATCAAACAATCACAATTTCAATCGCCGGCCTATCTACCTTGATTTCTTCTGTCTATCCTATTTACAAATCTCTTAGCGATAAAGAACAAAGATTGGTACGCCTTGAACAAGAGTTAAAGAGTTTAAATGATAAACATGTTTCTATTGATCAAGAGATTAGATCAATGGATACTAAGCAAGATAAATTAGTGTCAGAAATTTCAGATATCAAGGTTTTACTTGGTAGGATTGAAGAACGATTAGTAAACCTACAACAAAAGAAAAATATTTAATTAGCCCCAAATCGTATAGTTCCCGTTATTATCTAGTTTACTTTCTGCATTCTTTGACCATTGGCGCATAAGCGTTGGTGATGCCTCAATAGGTGTATCGGGGCAAAATGCTTGCATTGCTTCAATCATGACTTCTTGCAATCGTCTAGATGCTGCCTGCGCCTTATGTTCTGGCGACTCAATAATAATTTCATCATGAATAAAGACAACCGGTCTAGAGTCATACAAAGAAGATTTAGTATCAGCAAAACACTCAAAAGAAACACGAAATAGCGCTTCTTTTGCCCCGTCGCTTGCCAAGCCTTGAAATGGTGTATTACAGGCCTGCGTAAATGATACACGCCCCCGCTTTCGTTGTGACTGTGGAATAATGACAAATCCTTGATCTTGTGCATCTTGTGCATGATCTAGCCAATCCCACAATTGCCACGCGTCAAACCATTGATTCTTTAACTCTTGCGCTTCGTCTCTTGTCAGTGTTACGCCGTACCCCTTAGCGTATGCCATAAAGGAACTTGCCCCCATACCGCCTGGAAATCCGAAATTACAAGCTTTCGCCCTTTGTCGTTGCTTCTTGATTTCTTTGTCGCCTTGTGCTTTTCTAGTCATGCCCTCTTCATAGGTAATCCCAAGCATTTTGCACGCAAACCAAGTATGAGGATCAAACCCCGAATCTTTCTTATACATGCTTAAAAGGGGGCTTTCTTTGCCTGTTATTGAGTAGTGGCATTGGGCAAGTGTTCTAAGTTCGGCGGCGTCATAATCACATGCAACAAATACAAATCCATTACTAGGGACAAAACAATCACGAATGCCTTCACGACGGGGCAAATTTTGTAAATTAGGATCTTTTGAACTGGTGCGCCCTGTTGCCTGTAAGACTTCATAATCACATCGTAATCTACCATCCATAAGGGGCAAATTGACCATTTCAACAGAATCAATATATGTACTTAGCAATTTAGTTACTTCCCTATATTCTAAGAGTGATAACAGGTCTGCATCTTCACTCTCTTCTAATGCGCCCTTATCTATGCTAATTTCTCCCGAATTTGTCTTCTTGATCTCTTTTTTCATGCTCTCATATGCACTTTGTACTTTTGCTTTCAAAATGCTCTTGTTTTCTTTGATCTCATTCTTTTCAATCTTCAAGATACCTTTTTCAAGTAAGGGGGCTGCTGTCTCTTTGATTGCATCCTCTAGGTTCTTTTTTACTGATTCTACTTTTGATTGATCAACACAGATGCCATGCGAACCGGTCAAGCGTAAAGCGAAATCGTAGGCTACTTGTTTAGCGTGTCCCATGATCTCATCTTGTGGAATTTGAACCATCTGAACTTGATACACAAGGAATGTATACATTGCATCATAAACCGCATAAATCTTAGCCTCATGACTCCAAATATCAAGGGATTGATTTCTAAGTGAATCATAGTTATAGCGTACGGAATCGGCCTGTTTAGAGGCTGTAATGTCGATCATGAAGTATTTGTATACAAGGCCGGCAAGGCTTAATTTAGATACTTTTGAACCATTTACATCCATCATCCCTACGCCCTCGCCCCCATGTGCGATCTTATGCAATTTTTCGATGATACCTGTATCATGTACTCTACCTTCTTGAAGTGCCTTGAATACTGGGGCGTAGAGCGTGGGATACGCGGCACAGATGACAGATAGATCAAAAGCGGCGTTGTGCATGATGATTGTTCGGCTGGTGTCTAGAAAGATACTTTTTAACCATGTGTACAATGAAGCATCAAAGCGGGCAATAAATGAATCAGTGTTATCTTGATCATCCATTAAAAAAGCGGTCAAGCAAATAGGGGCGGGCACATTGTTATCAACGATTAGATGTGTTTCGGTATCAATAGCAACATATTTCATTGGTTTTCTCCTGTTGTGTGGCTAAGGTGTCCCATAATAACTTGTGTTCTTCAAATTGTCAATAAATTTAAATAATTAAAATATGTATCTTCGGGCCTAAATGTAAAAAAACCCGAACGAATTAACGCTCGGGCTTTTCTACGCCTTAACCTCCACTACGGAGTTGTTTTGATTTTAGCTGTTTTTTGTACTTTGTCAACAAATTTCTTTTAGATTTTTCAATCTTTTAGAATGGTAAATCGTTGGCGTCATCATCATCGTTTGTTACCGCTTGAGGCAATGCACCATCTACAGGCATCCAATTAGTCTCAAGAAACGCTTTATCAAGTTTGCTTTTCTTTTCAACGACTCTACAACGAACTTGATGATTTACAAGCGCTGATTCAGTGCCACCATTGCAAGCATTGATCACCACTTCAGCCGTAACTTGTGAACGAAATTCAGGGGGCAAAACAGAACAAACAAAAGACTTGAGCGCTTCAAGATTGCCCTTTTGCTTCCAAGATGGTACGCCTGTTAATTTGTACATGTGCTTTACTGGTGTGCCTGGCTTCATTGTGTTACTTGTGTAAATAGACGCCTCGATAATGATATAATCTGAACCGTCGTTTTGACTTGTGAGGCCTTTGACGCCTTCGATTTGTAGAATGTGATCACCTTGGGCGATGTTTTCACGAGAGACGCGGGCTTGTGTTGCTTGTGCGATTTGTCCGGCGTATTTGCTAATGTCAAATGTCATTTGTCATTTCCTTGTTTTAAGGGTTGAGCATGATTGATAAGTTCAAATTAGCATGTTTTTCTAGTTTGTCAAATTATTTTACAAATTATTTATCATTCTTTGTTGCATAGATTAAGCGTTGCTTTTGCCCTGTTGTATCTTGGATATATTGAGCATCTCTAAGCGCCTTATTAAACGATTTAGCAAATAAGCCCATGTTTAAAATAGATACATGTACTTCATCCGCTGCTTGCCCTGGTCTGTGTGTCCTAGCGATCATTTGTTCCCATGTGCTAGGATGAGAGAGCGGATGAACGATGATCTGATTATTCCAAGCCTGTAAATTCTTCCCTGTCCCATGTGCTTGAATGCTCATGATCGCCGTATGTGCCTTGTGCTTATTTGTATCAAGTCTTTTTGCATCATCGTTGCCCGCCCCATATAATTCACAATTCAAAGCGCCCTTTAATCTATGCGCTAGGGCGGAATATGCACACCATATTAAAACAGGTTCAGGCTGTTCAAGAGTCCACTTTTTAACATAGTCAATCAAGAAATCATCAAGCCAAATCGCTTTAGTTTTTGGCGCTTCCCTATCCTTTACACTCTTCCAATTTTGCCACGCTATAGAAAGGGCCTTAGGCGCTTCTTTTGTTTCTGCATACTGTGAAATCAAAGAGATACTATCAAAACTTGATCGCTCAAGCATTTGAAACGATGCCCGCCCCCATGCCCTCTTGTACTCAATCCATTCATGATCAATTTCTCTATCTTCCCAATCCCAAGCATAGATAAAACCGCATGAAATTTGCCCCCATACTCTAAGTAAAAACGCGTCTTTTGGCGTCCATAGATCGGATGATTGAAACACTGCTTCAAGCTGTTCGGCGTCTAGGATTTCATTTGTTGCGCTTACAATGTCATTAGTACTCATAGCAATTGCAATACTCTTTTTTAGACTGGCTGGCATGCTTATTTTCTCTTTATTGATTACTAGGGACGCCCCAACCTCTTGACTTTTAGTTATAACGATTCCCTTTGTTCTTTGTAGTCTTGATAGATATTCTTCTTTTGAACCTTTAGGGATGATCGTATTTACTAATTTAGAGTGTATCCCTTCCTCAATGCTCAAGCACCATTCTTGCACGATAGAAGCAATTCTAGGAATTGTTGAATATGCACCAAGCGCCCATGATGCCAAATGCGAATAATCAACGATTGAGCGTGCAACCAAAGTACCACTTAGCGCACAGAACATAGGACTAAACTTGATCATGTAGTTATCAAGGCGTCTCACTCTTGCGCTTTTTAGGTTGCGTAGTAAGTGCGCTTCGTCACATATGATCAGATCTGGGGCGTAGTCCTCAAGTTCTTTTAGTCTTTTAGGACTTGAAAGAGTTTCATATGATAACACTTTCATCTCTTTCAAGTCCCAATGTAAACCATAAGAACTACGATCGGATTTATGCTGTGTAATCATAAACGCGGGCAACAATAACAAAGGGCGATTAGAACGCAATACAGATGGTAGAAGCATAGAAACTAGCGTTTTACCTTCACCACAGGCAACAAAACCAAGTAAGCCCCTTCGGTCGATTGCTTGCCATAGCATCTCATTTTGAATAGGCCGTAATTGTTGTTTGCCTTCTGGTCTCTTTAAGTATTTTGTCAAATCTTGCTTATGTTCAATTTTATCTAAGGGAACTAATCGGAGGCGTTCCCATTCAGTAGCAATCATTTTATTCTAGACTCTTCGAATCACTGTACTTGCATTCGCAATTAATAAGCTGCCGACTCTTGTAAATTCATCGCTCATAGGATCAATGTAGATAGCTGTTGTTGTCTTTGACCAACTTTGAGAAGCTAGTAAAGACTGGAACGCATTCCAACCTTTACCATAATCGACTTGAGACAAATGAAAAACTTGAAACTGATTACAAATCATCTGAATTTCTTCTCTAAATGCTTCGTAAAATGTGACAGGTGCAATCGTACTCTTTTGGGGCAAACAACCAATGAACAATGATCGGCGTTCATACGGCGGGACAATTGCTAAAGGGCGTTCAATTTGTGCTTGAATCTTTGCTTCTACTTGTGTTGCTTGTACTGGTGCTGCTTGTACTGGTGCTTTAGGCGCTGTAAGTCCTAACTTACTTGCTAAATCTTGACCTTGTGTCTGTGTCATAGTGTCAATCTCTTTTCGTTTTAAAAGGCATTCGGAGCGATAAGGGCAACCCCCGAACTTGAAACATGCTTCAAGGTTTTTTTCAACCTCGTTTTCTTCTTTTATAGCGTCGATTTTCATTTTGTCAATCGTTTTTACAATTTCATTAAAATGATCATCGTTTTCTTGTCTAGTGAGTACATATGAAACACTAGACGACCACGCCGGCGCTTTCGTACCATAGTAAACATGCACAACCTCAACCTGTTCAAGGGCGGGCATATTATCAAAGATTGATCGTGCATAGATATTCATTTGAACATCATAACCTAGTTCTTTTGAAGTCTTTGTATACTTCTTTGAACTGGTCGTTTTATGATCAATGATACGTACAAACCCCGCCCCTTTATGGAGTAAATCAATGAATCCCATAATAGGGACGGGGGAATCTTTGATCGGTAGGGCCTCATGAATACCTAATTCAATTGATAAATCTTCATCTCTACTAGGTAAATACTCAAGCCCGCGTTTAGCGATTGCCCCTGTGTCTGTTTCTGGGATATCTAGCCCATCTCTGAAATAGGCTTCTATGATGCTATGTATATCTTTACCAAGTTCAGTAGATGCGCTTGATGGAGACGGTAGCCCAACGATCTTTTGTAGATACCATTTGCGGGGGCAATCAAGATAAGTTTTGATCTGTGATGCGGAAACATGCGTAAATTTTGAACTCATTATTCTTTATCACCATATTTCTCTTTTGCTGCCTGCTCTCTTTGTTCGGGCGTGGTCGCCTTAGCGATAGCATCTTTGATCTGTGTTACGCCTAGCACGCTTTGAATAAGGGAAGCGCCGGTAAATAGTACACTCTTTCTATCTGTACTTGATCCACATGTTACGCCGCCAATCGGTAAACCTTCTGAATGCTTAGATAAATATTCTTCTTGTGAAATCCTGGTTGTTGGATACCCCGCAAGCCAACGATGATCATACACGCCCCTTTTTTCAAGTTTCTGTTCGGCGCCGGTGATCTTCTTTTGTGTCAATCTAAAGAATTCGATTGCTTTATTTACCTTGATACTTGACCATTTGCCCTTGTCTACGGCGAATCCTTCTTTATTCAAGATATCCACGATTTCAGCGGGCTTCTTTAGATCATTCAGTAACGTAGTTAATCTTTGTTTCAAGGCTTCTGTGCATATTTGCTTGAATGTGTCAATGGTCTCAAGTTCGAACAATGCTTCTTTGGTCTCTTCTTTCTTTTTAGGTTCTTCAACCTGATACACAAAAGATGCTTCGCAAGGTTCACCATCATTTAGCGCGCAAACATTGCCCTTTTGAATGAATTTACAAGGCTGCTTCTTGTCTGCATCTTCCTTATGCCCACAAAGTGACAAAATACTTTCAATTGTTGTAGTACTTGTATTCACGCTACTTGTTACTTGATTGATAGGTTGATTTGTTTCTTTTGGCGCTTCTTGTGTATTTAAATGATCTTGATACGTTTGTTCTGGTGTAAAATCTTTTCGTTCGGTAGGTGGTGTAATACGTACTAAAGAGTATACACTCTTATTACCTGCTAATCTGTAGTATTGTAGTTTATACCCGTTACATACTTTATCTTTGTATCTCATCAATCTACGGCCTAAATTAACAACGCTTAAAGAGATGCCTTGAAGTAGTGCATCTTGTAAAGGTTCTAAGTATTCATCTTCTGAATGCTTATTTTTTAAGGCTGTGTACAAGTCTGGTGCATTCCATTGAACGCCCGCCCCTAAATCTCTTTGATAACTGTATAGGCCTTGAAATATTGTATTTAGATCATCGTTTTCTCTTGATACAATTTCAGATCGTGACATTTCAACAATATCAACATTCATGAAACCTAGTAACTTGCCCACCCATGCGACAGGATATTGAACCCAATCCGCCCATTCTGTGAAACTTCCCATTGATGAAAGTTCTTTTGATAACTCTTCTACGTCTGCCAATTCCTGAAAGCTCTTTTGAATGGTGAGCATATCACGCCAAATAGAACTTGTATTTTGAGACGCAAAAGTCAAGATATCTCTATGTTTAAAGTCTCTTCGTTCATCTGGTCTATCTAAATCAGATACAAGGCGAACAGTAATTACGCGTCTATCTGTATCCGCTTTCATAACTGCATTGTTAGAAGTGCCCGCAAAGAATGATCTAATCTTAATTGTTGGCATGTGACTTTTGCCAAGAATACGAGTTTTATAAACTGAACTTGTTAAGATCGCATCGATACTACCTGAACCGAGGGCCTGTGTAATATTATCAAGTACAATGAAATCTTCACCTTCTAAGAGCATTGTATTTAATTGTTTCTCAAGTTCTTCTTGTTTTTCTGGTGTTGCCATGATTGAAGGCTGGCGGATACCATACACGCCGGCCAAAGCGGTCTGAATAAAGGTAGTTTTACCGGCGGCCTTAGTGTTTGCGGATACTAGAAACAAAGGGGCGGGGGCGTCAATCTTCTTACGGAAACCGGCTGTGAATAGTGTAGCTAGTGCCATAAGTCTATAATGGTCCTGCGCAAATGGGAAATCGCAAAATAGATCAAGTAGTCTAAGTGCTGCATCTTTCGCTGCTTGAGTGCTAGATGGTATATCTTGCAACGCCTTAAAATTGAAATGGCGTACAGGTGAATAAAAGCATGCTTGGGCCTCACAATAGCCCTTATGTGTTTGCAATGGTTCAAATGCGCTATTGATCGGGGGGATGCTAGTCACGCCCTCAATACGTGGCAACATGTCTTTGATATATGCATAGTAAATTTTGATCGTGGCTACTTGTAAAGCTATGTAATTTCGTGTCAAACCTTCTTTTGTTGTCTTTACTGTGTACCATCTAGAAAACTGTAAAATGTACCCCGTAATTTCTTCTACGCTTGGCGTGTAGATAGTCTCTCTATCAATTTCTAAGTTCATTTTTACACGAACAATTTCATTCCCTCTTTGATAAAAGGGCGCTTCTTTAGATGATTTTAGAACTTCTACTAAGTTTCTAATAATCTCTTGCCCGTCTATGCTGTTAAACTCATATTCAAAACCATCTTGAACAAAATCACTCCAACCTCTAGGGAACTTGTTCCGAAGCGCATTAGGTTTAGTTCGTTCAGTTTTACAAGATGCATGCATACAATTGAAAACCCAACCATTATCACCAAGAAAAAGAACGCTAGCGGTGCTTTTATCGTCGTTTGATGAATGTAAATCATGCCAAGGGCATTGAACACGATGAACTAATTCGCCGTTGATTTGCTTGTTCATAGGTTCGATATAAAGCTTGTTTTCTTTGAATACTTCGATTAAGCCTTGACTTACGCCCCTGATTGCTTGTCTCTGTGCTGTAATGTATGAAATATCAGAGAACATAGAGAGCATATCAATTTTATGTACATATTGTTTAGCTGGCACATAGAAAAAAGAGTACAAGTATTCTTTTTCTCTAATTACTTGTGGCAATCTATAAGTTTTTACTACTGTGTCGCAAGATACATCAAACGCGCCAAAAGATGATTTAGGCAACCTGGCCAAAATGGATTCATAGACTTTCTCCCAATCTTTACCCCGTAACTCTTTATCAATCATAAAGGGCGCTTCAAGAGGGATTAGAACGCGTAGACCATGTTTTGTCTTATAGGTCAATGAATTTCCTAGAATAGGATGCGCCGCCCAAGAGATAACGCAAGCGCTAAAGTCATCATTTGACCAAGCCCATTTTTCACGTGGACTCTCTTCCCTCTTTGCATCAAAATCTAAAGCGATAAAATCAATTTGTACTTGTAAATCTTTGATATGTTCTGTCCCAAGTCTCCAAGTTTGTGCTGTTGCTTTAACAAGTTGTGATGCGTATGCAGGTTGCATCTGTGCATCTGTGTTAAACTGTGTTCTAAGTGCATCTTTCAAGTCTACATGAAAAACGGCGGGGTTTGTATACTGGCCCGCTTTAACTTTGAGATTAGGCAAAATGGAACAGAATAAGGGTTCATTATACCACTGATTCAAAACTTCACTGGATAGATGAGGATAGAACTTGCCTTTTGCTTCGTTCATGGCTGTACTCCTAGCAATGGATTAAGGTTGAATCAAAATAGAGAAAAAAGTGTGATTTGTCAAACTAAAACCATGAAAAAGATATGTGAAAAACATCTTAACTAGAGAATATTGTTATAAATCAATGATTTACATAGATGATTAGATAATTATTGGCCCGATAGCCCCTATATATATAAATCACATATACATCATGTACATATATTTTATTTTTAATATTATACTACTCTTCAAAATATCTTAATTATCTTAATTATCTTGGTAAATTGTTGAAACATAACAAGATTTTCTAGTTACGATATACAAGAAACATCTTAACTATGATCAAGTATCTTAACTAAATTTTAGGCGGGAACGGGTAAAGTCCTTGCTGTGCGTAGATGCTAAGTGACTGATAGTCAAGGGAAGTATCCCAATCTTGATTTACAAGTTCGTACTTGATACCGGCTGAAATGCATTTATTTAAAATCGTACCAAATACGCCTTCTAATTGTGAACCTCCTACATATAGAGGAAAGGGCCCTGTGATCTGATCGCCATAGTTCTCTGTGTCTGGGTTAAGATCAAACAATTCTAGTAATTGCCCCCCGAATGGTTCGCCGGCGTCTCTCTCTTCATTATCTTCTTTCATATACGTTGGGGGCGCTTTAGCTAGTGTAGAATCAAGGTAAATTGTAAGCTTACCATTTCTTAGATCATCTAAGGCATTTACATTCCCAAGGCCCCCGCCTGTAGTCTCAAAGATTAAGAATGGTAAAAATTCCATCGTGCTCACTGTCACATTTTGCCCGCGTGTATACACTGAAAACATTGAATTACTGGCAAATGTTTGATCAGTAAACAATTGATACCTACGAACCACGATCGGGGGCGTCCCTGTTTCATGTATTTGATAAACCATGTAAATTTTTACTGAACCATCGCTAAAGGTGCATCTTAGCAATTTATGTACTCTACCATCAGACAGATCGCCGGTAGGTAGTACAAAACGCCCATCGGTGCTAATTGTCACATTTTCATAAGTCTCTTGATCGGTCCATGGTTTGAATAGCCAATAGAGAACATTGAATAGCTGTGCATAAGTGCCTTTTGGCTGGTAGATAATGGATTGCATCACCTTTGCCCAATATGCACGAGGGAACGATGCGGGGCGGACTAGATCATAAAAAAAACTTAGTCTATCTAGATCGGTCGTGGTCGCCCTAGTGAAGATCGTAGAATGTCGGGCCTTGTCAATTTGTGATAGTAGCATATGTAATCTCTGCCCCCTGTTGTACGATTGAAAAGGGTTGTTGTGTTTGAATATAGACGGCGTGGCCTGCAATGCTATTGACTACGCATTTAATGCCCTGTACATAGATAATTTGACCGGCCTCAAGTCCTAAGTTACTTTCTAGTTTGATCAGTGAATTATCACTAGAATTGATTTCATAGGGCATTGTGACTTGTTCCGCTACTCTTGTTCTAGATTTGCCCTTTAGATAAGTTAATTCGTCGCCTATGCAAGAAGTCAAAATCGCTAAGTTGCTAAGTTCTGTTTGATCAAGATCACTTGAACCATACGCAAACAATGTATCTTGATTTAATATGCGTTCGCCGGCCTTATATAGAGGGGGCAAAGACGCCCGAAGCTCATACGCCTCAAGACTTCTTAATCTTCGTTTAACCTGTATGCCGGCGCTCACTGTGTAATTTTGTACGCCGTAGGTTAACACTAGATCATAAATACCTGGTTCAAGGATAGGTGAGGCGCATAAAACGTATTGGCCCCTTTGTACTTGGCAATTTACGCCCTGCCCTGATATACATGAATAAAGATACTGTGTATAAGCAAGAGTACTTGTATTCTTAAGCCTGATCTTGATCTCTTGATCATTTGAAATCGTGCCATCTGTGAAATAGTCACCGATTACATAAATCAAGTATCCACCATTATCACCGATCGTTGTTGATAGGGGACTAATTTCTAGGTTTGCCATTTGTTACGCTCCATAAGGATTGACAGGGGCGCCAAATAGCGTAATTAGAAGTGTGATACTTGCTGCGTTTGTCAAATTGTTGTAATCGGCGGAACCGGCGGTACTTGTGAATGATGCTTCATTTGATAGTTGCCAAGGGATTGTGTCAAATGAAAATGTTCTTTGATTGCCTACATCTGGATCAATCCAATCTGTATGACTTGTAGGTGTAGCAAACCATCGTAATTGTGTACTTACTCTATTATGATTCTTGTTTGAAGGTTGGTGTCTTTGTGTGATACTACAACCATTCACATAAAAACCACTGTTCACCATTTCCGTATTCATAAGCAATCTAAAATTATTAGGATTATTAGGATCAACGTAAATACCGGTTGTAGTCCCACGTATTACTTGCCAAATATTAGAAGCAAATAGCGGGTTACCTTGCACAATCCAATAAGCAAAAGGAACAGTTCCACGTTCAAGAACTTGCGTTTCTAGGTTGTCTACTTGCCCTTGTAGATCGTCGATTTGTGTATCGTGCGCATCGATCTTCTTATATGCTCCATTCAAAGAGATTTTAGGCTGTGTATTATACCAAGCGGCGGGCGTACTTGTGCCGACTGGATCATTTTCGCCCTTTGCGTGCATCTGTCTTGTCATTCTACCTAGTGCATGAATCACACTTAATAGGCCAACATTTACATCTAATGCGCTCTGTTGATATGTTGGAAGCATGCCGCTAAAAGCTGTTGCGTTTGTATTTGTACTATCGTAAAAAGTCCCGCTTTCGCCTGTCACTGCTTGCATATCTTCGGAATCAAACGCCGAAATAAAATCAAACAATACATAAGTTCCGGTAATCGCCCGAACTTTTGCTAATGGTGAATATTGAAAATCATCACCCTCTATTGTGGGATCAGTAGCGCCGAAAGCAAATTCAACACGCATGCGCTCACGTGTATTGTCTGAAAAAGTAACCTCTCCGCCCTGTGCTACGTCCCATTTTCTACGATTACCTAGATCAGTATCAACCATAAGCGGGCGGGCCCAAAGAAACATCGTATTATCTACGCCGGTTAATGGAATGGGGTAATTACCATGATCAGTAAGCAAACTATCAAACTTGACAATGTGAGATGAAAAATTAACTTTATACAAGCCTAAAAGTGCATTACCGATAGGTTTACTGGCAATAAATGAGAAGTCACTAAGTGAAATTTTATCAGGTGTTCCATTGATAAAAGTAACAAGCGGTTGAGAGAGGCAACCTCTAGCGGGGCCAATTAGTGAACCTAAAGCATCTTGTACATAGTCATAGACTAATTGTTGTAGAGCGCCGGCGTCTCCTAAGTCTAATCGTTCTTGGGGGTATAATTTAACTTTATCCATTTTATCTCCTAGTACTAACAAATAGATTGATAGTGTCTGCTTTTAGTATGTGTCTTTGTGTTGTTGGGTAAATATCGGGGCTTAGGTTCAATGTGTTACTTGAATATACTTTAACATTCTGTAAATCTACATCGTTCATAAGTGCGTCAATCAATTGAGCAATTAATAAAGGTTGCCCCGCCTCAAGCGAATTTACAAAACCATTGGCGATTCCCTGTAGTCTAGCTTGTAGTGCGGCTAGGTCTACGCCATTATAAGCGGTAATTTGTAAATCAAAAGAAACAAGCGTAATAGGTGCCGGTAGTACACGAACACGAACGCCCGCCGCCCTATAGCCTGGATTATTGATAGGATCCGCCGGCGAACCTTCAATCAAGTTTTGTAGTTCACTAATTAGGCCTGTATAGATACTATAAGAGTTCGTAGTAACAATATCACCATCTACTAAATCACTACGATCTAAGAAGATGATTAAGCCGCGTTCATGAATAATTCGATATTTATTCGGATTGATCACAAGTGACCCTCTTGTTCTAGTCAGTACAAGATTAGATGCATCTGTGATAGGGCTTGAAACTGGCATCACAAGAGGACTTTGATCACCATACACAACAAAAGACGTGCTAGTAATTGTTTGAGTTACTACGTTGTTATATAGGGCGCTACCATCATCTATCAAAAGTTCACAATAAGCGGGCAAGTTTTCAGACTCATAGATTGCTGCGTTAAATGCTCGTGTCCCATCTGTCGCAATGTATGATTTAGCTAGTGTTTGAATTGCCTGTGGTTGACTCTTTGCAAGTGATTGAATAAATTGTTTACAACGATTGCGCAATTGATCATCTGTCTCTTCATCAAGTCCATTTGTGAGCGCATTAACATTTGTACAGGCAATAATGGAGCTTGGGAAATTCTCAAGGCGTGTAATCGTGTTATTTATTGCGTTCCCTACGCTACCGGCTACGCCTGCAATAATTGAAACTGTTTTCGTTAAATCATTAGTACCAAATACGGCCTGTTCTCTTGTGTAATAAACTAGCGCTTGATTACTAGGATTTGATACACGAAGGCCCGCTTCTAGTGTAAGAGTTGCCCCTATGCTTGATCGTGTCAAAGTGATTTCACCGGTTGCGTTGGTTGGTTGTAGTCTACTAATACCAATTTCAAGCGCCCGATCATCTAGATCAGTCCCTGTAGTGTTTGTAAGTGTAAATTGTTGTCTTAGTTTCGCTAGTTTATATTCTGAATCTGCTATCTGTTCAGCAATAGCACTCATCAAAGTATAAATTACGCTACCTTCAACAATATCGGTTACGGCGCTTCTTGCTACCATACGGGCAAGTAAACTTGTTAAGATTTCATCTTTTGTTCTTTGTACATATGCCATTTTAGTTTATCTCTTTTTTAACTGGTACGATTAGAGGGATTGAGACGCCTTGAACACTTGAAACTATGCATGATAAAGCAATTTGATCACCTTGAACAATGATTTCAATTTGTGTCACTCCCACGATTCGGGGGTCTCTGTTTAATTGTTCTTTGATATGCATAGATAGAAAAGCGCTTGTTCGATTGTTTACATTGCCCCCAATAAGAACAGGTAAACCATAATCAAGCATTGTTCTAGCGCTTCCTTTTTCAGTGAGTACACGATTTTTTATAGCTTGAACCAAGTTATCTTCTTGAGTAATCAAATTGAAATCGTTGTTCTTGATTTCAAGGTCTCCATCATTATTTAATAGTAAATCTGTATAAAAGTAATCATCCTGTTTAAATTTAAATTCGTTTGCGTTGCCACCTTCAAGAATAGGAATCAGGATTTCATCACCTGGCAACAAAGGGCGCCCATTTGCGTACGTATATTGATCAAGCATGTTATTAAGTGTTAAAATTACGCCTAATGCGCCCTCATTATTTAATTGCCTTTGCGCAATGGTCCGAATGCTTTCGCCCGCTCGCACTGTGTACAATAAAGAAACTAAGTTTTGATTGATTGCAAGTTCTACTTGAGCTTCTTTGTTTGTACTGGCGCTAATCAATTGATTTGTTACGCCGGCCAATTCAATAACCGAATTTTGCGCCTGTTGCGTCTCGCTAATAAGCTCATCAATTTGATCTTGATATGGGTCAAAAGTCTCATTGATACCTAGTAAGCCCTGCGCTGTCCCTTTTACGGTTCGTAGCGCTGCCGTAAGGTTGCCAAAAACGTTGACCATATCGGATAGTATGGCGCTTGGTAACTGGAATAGAATCCCGTCTAAGCTGTTTGCTACTTGCCTAATCGCTAAAGATACACGATTCACCGCTTGAATAGGGCCTCTGATGATTTGTGATACTTCTTTATTTGTGTTTTGAATTGCGTTGTCAAGAATTGCAATGCTTGCGCTGGCAACGTCGATTTGATCTGTGATCGCTTTGACGGCCTCCGTAACTGGTGAAAAGATAGGTGTTAACTTGCTTTCGGGGGCGCTGTCATAGGCATGAAGCGACAAAGTCCATTGATACGAAAATTTAGAGGCGTCCGCGTCTCTTGACCATTCAAATTTTTCTACGCCTACTTTATATGCGAAACCTTCATTTAAGCTCCTAAAGACTAGATAATCTTTGTTCGTGGCTGTCTTTTGCCACTCATTAAGCCAATGATCAAACTCTTCTAGAATGATCAAGCCATTTTGAAAAATTACATCACCTTGCCTATTATAGCCGGTTCGCTCCATGTATCCGCTTGAACCTCTTAGTTCGATATGCGTATTTCTATAGGGCGTGTTTTCTTTTACATACGAATTCAAAGTATATGTAATCAGTGAGGCACTGGGCCTTGATTGCATATACATTGTAGGTTTATTCGGTAGCGTGATCATATCGCCCTTGCTAGTCTCTATTATGTAGTCAATAGGCACTTTAAATAGAGTACCTAAGCGCCCTGTTTTAGGTACTGATACGCCCTTAGGCATTGAGCTTGGCATTTTGCCCCCTATCCTCTAGGAATCTTTATTTTTGATGATACCATACTTGGGGGCGGATTTGAGAAATTTGTATTATTTAAGATTGTTTGAATTGGTGTTATTAGCCCCGCTAAGATTGTACCTGTTACAGGGGCGCCGCTTATGCTGTTCAGTGTGACAATCATTGATTCTATGATTGCAAGTAACGTGTTCACAAGTAGAACTTGTTTTTGAGTCTCGGCGGTCAAATAGTTCATTGTGTCACTGGCAATTATTACAAAATCCTCACTTTCACCATTTGAAGAAATTCTTAATTTGCCCGCCCCTGATAATTGAATCCTAATTGATTGATCAGTGTTTGAGGTATCCAAAAGAATACCATTGTTTCTTGATACCGCAATCACTGAATCGCCCTGTTTCATAAGTACATCTTGAATTGATGCTCTGTACACATAATCAGCGGTCGGGGCGTCTGTCTCTTCTTGCAAGTCTGATACGTTCGGAATTGCTGAAGATACATAGAAACCTCTTGAAATTTTATCATTGTACTCTATGAATGCTTCTGATTGATCTTCGGGGGGCGCATAAACAAAGGATTGCCCGCCGCCGATTCCCATGATAGGCGTATAGAGAGACGCCGCACCATTGTACACAGTAGCGCCGATTGTTGGCTGGCTGTTTGATTTTGAGGGGCTGCCCTGTATGCGTGCTGTGCTTGTCCCTGGTTTCTTTATGTTTAACATGGTCTACTACCCTCCTTGATATTCTTGTAAGCGTTCTAGTGTGAAACTTGATGATCTTTGTATTCTACCATCTGCAAGCGCTCTATGATTATGAGTGATTTGAGTGCAATAGCCAATATAGTAACTTGTTGGGAAGTCTTTTTGATAACCTATGCCAATTATTACGTACTCACCCTGTTTGATATTAGGTTCATAGTATGAAGTACATTGCGCATTTCCATAAGTCTCACCGCTACCAAGTAACAAACGAACATACAAAGTTAATTCTTTTGCAAAAGCTCTTATGTTCTCATTTTTATCAGTTGCCCCGAAAAATGGATATGTAGATTCATACGAAAACACGCCGTATTTTTTAATTGATTCTTCATCAATAAAGAAGTCTGTAGTAGTCCCTAGAATATTGTTTACGCCGCTCGCCCTTGTAGATACATTGATCAAATTCAAGCGGTTGTTCGTATTCCATGAAATTGATAAACTTGATACTGTGTCAATTCTAATAGGTTTCAAGATATTAGGTTTAATAGAAGTAAATGTTAATGAAGCCCCTGATCTATTAAATTCTAGTTGCGCTTCACCTTGTTCGCCCGTACCCAATTCACCTTGTACTTTACCTTTATTCAACACGATTTCAGAAGATGCCGGCGCGTTTATGTAGTCACTTGGTAAAGGTCTATAGCGATAAATAAGAACTGGTTGAACTTGTGTTCTTGGCGGGCCTGTTTCTACTTCATCTGAAAAAAGGCCTTCAAAAGTTGTCACTTGTTCATAAGATGGGAAGAACTCAAGAACACTATCCATTTCACCTTGAAAAGATGAAGTCAATGAACTCAAAAGAGAATTGTTTAAAGCTGGAAACAGTGTATCAAAGTTAAATGATATGATTTCGGTGAGCGTGCGCCCTGTGATTGAATATTTCTTTAACTCGTTCGTTCTAGTTAAAAAGATAACATCCTTTAGCGCTTTATCTGTGATCTCGGGGCCTGGTTTAAATGTGGCAAATACAGTGAACCATTGTTTAATCGCATCTTTAGGATCTTGAAAATTCTTTAGGATGCTGTCAAGTTTACCATAATAAGCAAGTTCACTTGATGCGCCGCTATCTACTTTTAGGCCTTGGGCGTTGTAATATTCTGAAAGTATCAATTTAATAGGCGTTTGTAAGACGGACAACCAACAATTCAAAGTAATATTTAGATCAATAGTAGTTTTTAGGCCGTTTTGATCTGCTACAAGTCCCGAACTGATTGATGAAACTACGCCAAAAAATCTAAGTGTTCTTGTGTTCTTTTCATCATCAATCTCATAGATCGTAGCCCATCCGTCAACATGCATAATCTTATATTCTAGTAAATCCTCATTGCGTGGCTGTACAACGCGCCCCATTTGTAGAAACAAGTCATTAAATGGCATCTTTGCCTTGATGCTTGCCTGTTCATAGGGCGCTCTGATCATATATGTATATTGAATTTCTGTGATATAATCGCTAATTGATACAGTGTTTAATTGTTCCGGTCTTGTAAACTCATCTTGTTTGTATTGTGTCAAATAGACTTCAAATTTAATCATATGTACTATTCCCTATGGTTTAAAGTAATCGCTAATTGTGTTTGCAAGTTCGATTAATTTTGTTGATAGTGTGCTTGTTGCTATATTCTCTATAATCAATTCTAAGTCTTGTTGTATCTTTAACAATGCATCTAATTGAGCTTGCCCCTCTGTGGTCCTGGTATAATCAAAATTGCGTTCGACTCGTTCACGTTCTAATTTATTAAGCTTCTTAGTGACATCTAATTGATCGCCAATCTGCCCCGTAAGATCAAAGCTTGTTCCAAGTCCGCCACTACCTGCACCGAATAAAGCGCTAACTTGTGCCTGTGATAAACCTGCACCACCTAAAGCAAGTTTAGAAACTGTTTGCCCTAGTCTCTTTTTGATAATATTTGTTGCCTGTCTTGGGTCCGCTTGAAACTCTTCAAGCTTAGTAACCATCCCAAGCGGTGAACCGTCACTTGTGGCCGCGGCCTCCGCTTGTAGGGCTTGCATTGCTAAACCTTGAAAATTGCCTAAGTATCCGCCCTTTGCCTGCCCCGCGATTGCCTCAATGCCTTGAATTGCACGAACCGCCCCCGCCCCTTGTACTGATTTGATACCTGCATTCGATACGCCAATGATAAAATCTGTTAATTTTTCAGCATTGACATTAAGCCCCTTAGATGCCATCCCTTGAATTCCTGAATTGATCGCACCTAGTAACTTTTCAGCCTGTGAACCTAACATATTTTTATCATTTGCATATTGTAAAACGCCGCGGGCAATCCCTGCCATTGCGCTTTCGTCTTGCATTGCCCCGCCCATACCACCTAAAGCGGCGAACTGGGGAATCGCTAAGGGGTTAAGGCCCATCATTTCGGCGCTTCTCATATCTGAAAAGATCGTACTTGTTGAGAGGGCGTCAACGCTTCTAGTACCAAAAGCGGAAGCATAAGCATTCATATTGTTCAATGATTCGGCCATAGAATACCCATAAGCCCCGCCAAGTTTAGGCGCTTCTTTTGCTCTAAATGCATCATTAAACCTATACCCCGCAAGCATTTTGGGCAATTCATACTGTGCTACTTCGGTATATCGTGAATAGAGTTGCCCTATCGCTTGAGAGATACCTTGACCAATGAGCGGGACAAGTGAACCGGCTGTCTGAACAATAGAACCGGTTTTCTGCATGCCTAAATTACTAAGTAAGCCCCCAAGCGCATTGACGCCTTGCCCCGCCCCGCTACTTAATGCGCTAATGATACCGCTGGCATCCGAACTTGTAGCAATGTTCATACCTGTAGAGACGCCCGCCGTAAGTATACGCCCCGCCCCTTGAAGTATGTTTAATCGTTGCTGTTGTACTCTTTCTTTTTCAATCTGGGCCTGTCGTCTATTTGCCTGATCGGCCTGCGTGATCATTGTTGTTTGACCATTTGCCATCTGCTGTTGGTGCTGCTGTTCTTCGCGTCTTTCTCTTTGTTCTCTTCGTGCTCTTGTCTGCCTTAGATAATCTCTATATTCTTCATTCTTTTGAATTGTTTCTTGTGTACGCTTTAAATTTTCTTGTGTGTCTTCTGCGTCTTTAGATACTGATTGAAACTGTGTTTTAAATGTGTTCAAGGCTTGTACGGCCGCTTGATCATTGAGATCTACAACAATTTCTACTCTTTGCGTTGCCATCTATTCCCCCTTTTCTTTTTGCCAAAATTCACGTTCCCACTGATCATCGATCTTGTTTTCGTGCTTGATGGTTTTGTCTTGATTTACTTTGTATCTAGGTTGGATTTTATCATAATCTTCATCAGATAGGGATAAAAGCCACGATTCAAATTGATCATTTTCTGACAGGGACGAATAAACAACGTTTACTTGTGATCTAGTGTATGTATTAGGCAAGTTCTTTTGAATAAATCGCCACTCTTGAGACCGCCGAATCGCCCGTACCCTGTCCAACACTTGAGCGAAAGTATAAATTAGCATGCTTGCCAAGTTGCTCCCTTAAATCGAAAAGTAGTTCATCATCAATCACCGCCCATTTATTCAACCATTCGGGGGGCTGCACAAGTTGCACGCTTAAAACGGCTATAGCCTCAATTCTTAACTTAGCTAGCGGGCTTAAATTCTCCCAAGGGCCGGCGGCCAAAAGTGCCATTTTTCGTTCAATCAATAGTTTACCGTCTCCATCAGGTACTTTTGAAATCACTGTGTCTTGATGCCTCTCTCCTTCTGGATCATGATAAGTAATGATCAAGGGCAATTCTCTTTTGATTAGAGGCTTGATCGCTTCGTCTTCTGTTACTAGGTTTCTTAAGTCCATTTTTCTTTTCTCCTGGTTCATGTTTGCCTTGATACTATGCAATTCAAGTAAAAAATAAAAATATAAATCTTTGTAAAATTTATTGACAAAGTAAAAACCTTGATTTAGTATGTGTTCACCCTTAACCAAAACCACTATGAAACGAGTTTTCACATGGATTCTTTACAGTTCGCAAGTTGCCTATTCATTAGCGAAGGCTACGAAGTACAATACAATGATGATCGCTTACAAATGATCGTAAGAGAAAAAGGACAAACAGCACAAATCACAGTAAATTATGTTATGAGTTCCGATGAATACTTATACTTCTTAGAAGCGGATGGCATGAAAGAACATTCTAAAATCGGCATGTTCAGGGCCTTCGGTTCTTCTGAAATTGAACTCACTGTTTATAGATTACTTAGTGCATACACAAGCGCGATCAATGATTACTTAAAGGCTAAGCAAGATATCTTAGATCGCTTAGAAAAAGAAATTAAGTACATCTAATTACTTTTCAAATTTATATTATTTCTAAGTTACTGTTATATATTTAATTCATTCGCTAATTAATCAATCTACGAAAGCAAAAAATGAATGTGGATACTACCAAAAAATTTAATCATATCTCCCTTTGTACAGGATACGGCGGGATTGATCTTGGACTTGCAAGAGTTTTGCCAAACCTGCGAACCCTCGCTTACTGTGAGATCGAACTTTACGCAATCGAAAACATTATTGACAAAATGGAAAAAGGAATCATTGCGCCCGCTCCTATATGGTCGAACCTTAAAACATTCCCATTCGGCAAATTTCGTGGATGCGTGGATATCTTATCTGGCGGTTTCCCATGTCAACCTTTTTCAAGTGCTGGACGAAGAGACGGTGACACAGACCCCCGCCACTTATTCCCATTCATCAAACAAGGAATCATTGAGTCAAGACCTGCCTTTGTTCTCTTGGAAAATGTTCGAGGGCTTGTCAGCTCAAAGCTCCAATCAGACGAATGGACAGACCCCAAAGAAACGCCCGTATTGCTTCATGTCCTTAGAGAAATGGAAAGAATCGGTTACGAGTGCCATTGGGGCTTATTCTCTGCGAGAGAAACAGGCCTCCCCCATCTTAGGCAAAGAGTCTTTATCTTGGGAAAAAGAACAGATATTGAAACGTCTAGGCTTGAAGAGTTTTCCCGATACATTTTTCACACCGGTAAAAGCAAGTCGGATACATGCAACAGTAATGGCGAGCGTGTATGTGAATCAAAACTTAAGTATGATCAGGGCGGATATGGGAATGACAACGCAACCATTTTACTACAAAAGATTACTGCATCAGCTTTTAGCGCTGAAAAAATCCAATCCTCAAGCATTTGCACGCCTAGCGGTAGAGACCGAGAACAACAATTCTACGAACCCCCAAGAACCCTTAGTAAAGACTTGGGCAACGCCAATGGAAAGCATAGCGCGCCGGTCGATTTATCCTCTTCAGATGGACACCTTGAACAAGAGACTAGAAGAGAACAGGCAATTAGATTTAGGGATGCAAGTACACATAGAGACAATGACAGGGCAACACTGGCAAACACCAACAAAGAGCGATGCCCTAGATGTGACAATGATAACACCGATCAAGGAAGATCAAATATTCGACCGAGAGAATGCGAAAGTATCAAGGCAAGTTCACTTAGCCACGATGAACGAGCAAGTAATGAATTGGCAAACACCGAAAAAGACGGATTTCAAACAGATTGCTTATTCTCCGGAAGCGTTAGCAACATACATTCAAAACGGGCATCAAGAATCTATGCCAATTCAAGCCCTACGATCGGACACGAACAAGGATTCAATGAATTGGCAATCACCGATGAAAGGGGATTGCACCGCATACAAACTAACGCCGGAATCTGTGGATCTTGCATTAGAGAATCAAAGAATGGATATGTTAGCAATGCAAGCCCTACGATCGAACAAACTAACATTCACCGAACTACGAGCGATGAGAGAACAAGCACTAGCGAAGCCGGAATCAGAGAGAACACAGGAAGAGATCAACCTATTGAACTATCGGGAAATGTTGAATCCGAGATGGGTAGAAATGTTGATGGGGCTTCCGATTGGTTGGACTATGAAAAATTGTGTACAAGTTATACAAGTATCGTGGACGAAATAGCTTTACTAGGGAATGGGGTTGTCCCTGCAACCGCTGAACTTGCTTTTAGAATTCTATTTAGCAAGTTTCTTTAATCTTTGTTTTCAATCTTCTTAATTCGGCTAGCAAGATCATTGATCTTTGTTTCAAGTTCAGATTTTACTTGATTATTTTTTACCTTGTTAAGCATAAGTACGGCAAAGATGGCAAGGGCTAAAGGGGCGTTGTTTTGTGTCATACTCATCAAATCTTTGATCTGTGAGATATCATCAACAGGGGCGCCAATTGTCTTTTGTTGTTCATCCATGATTCTACTCTACAACGTCAAATCGGCTTCGTCTTTGAGTCTCTTAGCTTGGAAACTGGCATTTTCTGACACAATCGCGCCCGCTTGAACTTGAAATGATCTTGTTTCACATCTAGCCCCTTCAATTTGAGCAACGATCTTGTTCTCTACTCCATCATAAACAACAATAGTAAGTTCAGGGAAGTTTAGAACGTCGATAGTTTGCCCCTTAGGCCAAATGCCCAAAGTACGTAGAGACTTGCCACTAATACGAACTAGGTCGCAACGAACATCAACAGTTCTAGAGGTTGCTATGATTTCTTCTGAATCAAGGTTACCAAGCACATTTACACGCTGTAAAGTGTGATTTTCGTTTACACTGATACCGGTAGCGAATCCCGCTTCTACTTGCCCTGTTGCTGTGTTAAAATAGAGCTTTGCTCTTGCACCACTAAAAACTTTTTCCATTTTCTAAGCTCCTTTAAAATCTGCTAACGCTGGCGGTGATAGAAATAAAGTTCAAAGGTTCAACGGCTGCGACTGTGTAATTTACTTTGAGCGTATCGCCTAAGTTCTCTAAGACTATGTTTTTATATGCTTTAATAATACCATCTGTTACTTGTTGATCGAGACGGGCCGAAACGATACCTTGAATTCTTGAACTGGTAATATTTAAATTACGATCGCCAATATAAATATCTAATGCGTTTCTAAGGTCTCTGACGCTGGTATTGATACTTTCATTCGCTGATACTTCTGAATAAATAGGATTATCATCTTTGATCCATGTAGTCACAGATCGTTCAATGCGCCACCCTAAATTATCAGAAGTTAAAGCGCAAACGCCGGCCTTGATTGCGTCTGTTACGTCTCTATTAGCAATCCAAGCGCCAAGAACATCGACCACGTCGGGGCGCTTTCTAGTGAGAGGCGTAGCAACAGGCGTACCGGCTTGCATAGCTGCACAGATCAACGCAAAATATTTAGGTTCAAGTGTCTGAATGACGCCTTGAGGATTAGTCACTTTTACGCTTTGACCTACTAAAGCAATGTTTCTATTATTGAGCGCTTTAACCCAATTGTTCTTTAAATCAGTGATTGATTGATTAGCACTGGCACCAACCCAACCATTTCTTTCACTACCTGCAAGCGCTGATTTAGTACAATGTTTCAAAACTTCTTTATGGACATCTACATCACTTGAGAAAGGGACAACGATTTGAATATCGCTTGTTTCAATGAGTTCAAGCGCATCAGTCCAATCACCAAGAACTACGTTTGATTGAGTACCACCGATCAAGAAAGTACCTGTAATATTTGTAAAATCATCGCATGCATTCGTTCCCACACGAACCAAAGAAGCTACTTTAGAAGCGCTCAAGGTATCAATTAACTCTTGTAGATTCGCTGTTACGGCTACTTCTACGCCCTTGATATCTTGTACACTTCTGAAACCATCTAAAGCGGTTGCATTGTATGATTTAGATGCTAAGTAGTTTGCTGTAAAATGATAATCATTGTTCGCTTGATTTACAAAGTCGACTACGTCATTCACTGTTTCAAAGGTTGATAGATCAAGATCAAACGCGACGCCGTCAATTGTGAGAACAAGGCCGGCCTTAGCTGTATTTGTAATAGTTAGCCCGTAAATTTGAGAAAACACGTTACTTGTCACTTTAGTTGTATTGCTAAGGGTAATCGTTTGTGTAGTCTCTACGCCGGCCACATTATAGCCACTAATCACGATTACTACATTCCCTGTTGGCGCTTCATCCAATTGAAAACCTAAGCCGGCCACTGTTTTCATATCGGTAACATTTACAGAAGCATTATTTGAACTAAGATCAACGGTCTTAGTCCAAGTAATTACTAGATTACTTGTATCGCTAAGATCAAGGCTTGCGGTTGTTAGGGCTGTACCTGTATACTCAAAAGAACAAACATCACCACTAGACACATTCAAGAATTCTTCTGCAAGTCCATTACGATTTAAAGCAACATCGAACGCACCATCAAAAGAACAAGTTAAATAAGTATTATTACCTTTTGCGCCCCACACAGAAGCTTCAAAGGTTGCCACTGTGTCCGCGTTGTCATTTACTAAGTTGTATTTAGCTTGTGCGCATGTTTGCACATTCAAAATAGTAAGCGAATTGACGCCGGCGGGCACACGATCATCTACGCTAGGGGCAAAGGCGAGTTTGCCTAGTAGCGCTAGTTCTTTGTCTGTGCTGTCATAATCCCTTAGCGCTCCGGCGCTTGTAAAGGTTAGCGGATTGTCAGCTTCAAAACTAGGAAAAGCACCGACTAGGCAAACGTTGCCTGTACTTGTATTTTGACCACCTAAGGCGCTTGCGTCGATTGTTGCGTATACGCCTGGTTTATAGATTCTTAATCCATTGAGATTTAAAGAACTGGGCATTTATAGACTCCTTCATCTTTTTTTCTATTATAAAATAAATAAAAGTTTCATGTTTGATTTTTTGTTAGGTTTCGGGGGTGACTCCGCCCTTGATGCTATTCTTTTCTTGATCACTGGCTAAAATGAGAAGATCATCAATGGTTGAATAGGTTGTTTGATCTCCGAATTCTGCATCTTTAGTAAGTTTGATCTCTACTGGATAACTAGCGCTAAAGTTCATCTTTCTTACATAGATGCCTAATTCTTCGCTTGATAGTTCTTCTTCTGGATCAAGTAGCGTTGTGCCCTCGTACGCTGTTTGTGAGTATCCCGCTTTCATTAGCGCCCTAGCGCCTTGCTCAAATGCTGCCCTAAGTACGATAAAATAAACTCTTGCAAGTTCGGGCGACTTTGCAAAGATTACCGCTTGAGCATTCTCTGAAACATGGTAGCCTACAACCATACGCCCATCGTTGCCCCTATATTCTGTTTTACCCATAAACTTTTCTTGTACGTCTTCTTGACCTGTTAAAATGGTAATCATAGGCGCTTGAGCGGTACCTTGTGCGTATCTTGCACGAAATACCGGCTTTTGTGCAATGAATAATGAAAACCACTGTTCAAGAGTCGCATCACTAAGGCCAAAGAACAAAGCTTTAAAATCATTCTTGTTTTGAAGGTAGTATTCAAATCCATTGTGTAAAGTTTCTAGTAATAGTAGATCGAACATAATTTATACTCCATATATATGGTTAATCATTTGCGGAAGCATTCTAAAGACACGATCGCCAAGATTTAAGGGTTTGATACCTGGGTGCATCCACTTAGGGGGCTTCTGATCAATTGTCATTCTACGCCAAGTAATATAACCGCTAGTTTGTATCACTGGCCGCCCCTGTTTGTTTGAATATGCGCTCGCTTGTCTTCTCATACCTGCATAGATATCAGTAGCATGATGAGGCGCTTTTTTAGGTACTAGCCCGCGGGGTAATTGATTACCTTTAGCGCCGCGGGGGCTACCTTGAGGCGTAACATTGTGAGCATTTGCATGAAAAGAAATCATAGGGGCTAATTTCTTTGCTTGCTTATAGATAGCGGGGTTCTCCGCCTGTAGTTTCTTAGCGCTCTTTTTAAAGGGAACATTCAGATATAAATTGCCTTTTTTATCCCGTCTTATGTTTCTAGTTTTCTCTTGAAGCATAAATTTACGCATATCATAAGGCCCTGTTGTCCCGATGCCCCCTGGCCCCATTCCAAGTTCATACATGAGGGCAATTGTTGCGCTTTGTCCTGGTTTAGGTAGGCTAACAGATACGCCGTATTCATCCGCTTTATTGATTGATAATGATCTAAGATAACTTTGTTGAACAGAACCTTTAAGGGCGCTTCTGGCCTCCGCTGACCATTCGGCAAGTATCATGCTTGCAAGTTGTCTTGATCGTTGTTTTTGGTCTTGTTTGCCAAGGCCTAAGCCCTCTATCAAATCTACAAGGGATAAGCGTTTAATGTTAACCATTTAAACCGGCCCCCATGAATTCTAGGGTTGCTTTACATTGAACTGGCATCAGTCTAATTTGTTCATCTGTTGACTTGCGAACATATCTTGAATCCCTGTGAGTATGGGGGTTATCCGCCACATAGTATCTAGGATGCCCATAATAAGAGATTGAGTATCTCACGCCCACCGCCGGCGCTTTGCCATTTAGATCACCTTTAGAAAAATCAATGTCTCCATCTACATTGACTTCAAAGTCTACGCCCTCAATCAAGCTACCATTTAGAACGCCTAAACCTGTACTATTCGCCGTATGTAGATGCAAAACACGTAAAGTAGTCGCCCCGCCCTGTGTATCTAGTACACGAGGAACAATAGGATTTCTAAGGGACTGAATCGCCCCCGTCTTTCGCGTCTTTGTCTCTTTAAAGATCATGCTTGAATCTACCATTGTAAAGCGATCGCCGAATGAAGGCAATGTTTCAGGTAGTAGCGTAATGTTTACCATTCCTCTTGCGTATTCTCCATACTCATGAAACCTTGATTCATCTGAACTTGCGCTAGTGATTAGTGCCCTTGTATCTTGTTTGCTATGCCAAAAATAGCCAATGCCCTTGCATAGGGGGCAATCTGAACGAACTTCGCCTTGTTTCTCTAAGTTTGCATCTATACTAGGAAGATCAAGCACCACCGCCCCGCCCTTATTTGAGCATGGGCATTCGGCGCACATTTCCCAAGATACGAGCATTGATCTTGTGAAAAATTGTTTTCTAAATTCCTCATTTAGCCAATCAACGCGGGGCCTTAGTTTTGTTGGTATTCTAGGGGTGATCGTAGTCATTTAGATTACTCCGAACTGGTTGATTTTGTACTGTGCTTTTACGGCCTTCTTTAGTGTGTCATACTGTTTTTCATAGTAATCAACACGCGATGAATAACCTGAATACATAGCGCTTGACGTTGTTTGAATACTTTGAGACAAACCATCAATGCCAATAGAACTTGATGCAATACCGGCGCCTAAAATCAAATCCCCCGCTACTTGTAAAATCATATTACTTGATGCTTTTAATGTGATCATGTGCTTAATGTCACTTGGTAAAGTATCAAGTAGATAAGTAATTTGAATATCTGTTACGGGGGCGCTATTTAGTTCGATGACAAATGAGTCTTGACCAAGTGTTATCGCTTTACCGGTAACGCCGGCGGGCAAGGTCAATGCAATACGATATTTTAAAAAACAGTGACGACTTAGATTGACTGTGTATTGTGTTTGTCCCGCTGGGAATGTGATTGTTTCTTTTCGTGTTTCAAATCCCGCTGTATAGTCAAACTCAAAGTAACCTGGTATAAAGTCCCGCCCTTCATAGAAAATTCCGTAATTCCCTAAAATAGGCATGCCCGCCGTAAAAAAATATGATCCTAAGCTCTCTTGAGATGGAATGATATGCATTTGCCCATGAATAGCGGACACCATGCGAATCCATGAGACAGGCAAGTCAACAGGTTGAAACGAACCGAATCTAATTCGTACTTTGTCAATTGATACGATAGGCCTATAATCAAGCTTCATAGGCCAATATGAGAATCGCCCTTGTCTTTCGGCGTCGTGTGTCTCCCTGGATACCTTAAAAGGTTCTAAGTTGATACCTATATCGTTTTCAATGTGTTGAATAGATGCTTGAATAGAGGTTTCATATATCTCATTAGGGAAGGGGGCGCCGTCGTCTGTGGTCAAGTCAACACCTAATAAAGAAGTTTTCTTGAGGTAATCGGGCGTGATAATATCTAGTAAAGTTGTAGTACTCATGGGACACCTTAATCTAGAACTTTGACGATCTAGAACTTTTATTCTATGCCCTCATATTATCATAATTTCATATTAAATAAGTAAATAATAAACTTAGCCTAAAGTTTCAATCAAGCTTGAACCAACACGAACATTCTTAACAATCCAACACTTAGAAGGAACTTTAACAATAGGTGAACCAAAAAGCATGAGCAAGAATGGTTTACTTGTTTGTACTTCAGCGAGGGGGCGTCTGAAGAAATCAAGTAACTTTGCAAATTCCATAATTTCAGAACTGTGTTGAACAAATACCATCTTATGACCATTTGCTAAGTTTTCATTGCGATCAACAAACACAGTAGCCCCGCCACTGGTAGCGGGAACTTCGTTGATCAAGACCGCTTCAGAAGCTGGACGATCTACAGGGGTTCTGAAAATCTTGAAATAGATTGCGTCTGATTGTTGAGCGATGGTCAAAGTTACTTTTTCACCGGCGGCGACTGTCTTAGCAACAGAAGTAACAGGAGCAGAATAACCGCTATTATTGATCGCTACGACCTTATAGAAGTAATCGCCGGCGTCGCTTGAAATAAATTGAGAAGCGGAATCACTAGCAACAACAGCAGAAGTAAGAACAGGGGTAGATGCGGCGCCGGTGGTTGCGCTTCCTGTGTCTGGTGCTTTGCCATTGTTCGCCAAGAATGGGGCGCTCTTTACTGGTACTGGTCCGACTGGGCCCATGATAGAAATTTCTTGAGTACCATATGTAATAGATGAAGAATTAGTAAGAACCAATTGATCATGACGGCCAAATTGAACAGCAAACTTGATCAATTCGCCATGAATATCTGGGGTTACATAGATACAGTCTGGAGTACCATATAAAGGCGCAGAATAAAGTTTAGCCAAGATATCTTGAAGAAGTCTAGGTGATGGACTTGCGCCGCGTGCATCAAACACATTTGAACCGTTGTTATAGGATTCAATTTGATGAATGATACCATCGAAATGTAAAGGATTATTACTTTCTTTAGCGTGGAACATTGCTTTTTCAAGCTTAGCAAGTAAAGAGAGGGTGCCGCGTTCTGTTTCTAATGCGATTGCATTTTGATTAGCGCCAATCAAGCCAACCAAGGTTCCTACGTCAGTTACTTCTCTTCTTTCAGCTAAGTACTTGATACGAATTGACTTTCTTTGATATTCAGAGCGATTTGTAGTACCGGCGGAACCTTCGCTAATAAATGGATCAATATCTAAGCCATGAGAATTGATTACGGCGTATTCGTGTAAGGTATTAGTAACAGATACTTTAGGCATTGCAGGCCATAAAGCAAGTTGCTTCATGCTATAAGTAGCACTTGCCAAAATGTTTTCAATGCTTTGAGGAACTAAAGGACTTAAAGAACCTGTATCACCACCGGAAGTGCCGGCGGGGGTTTGATAACCGATAGTTGCAGACTTGCGAAGGGCACTGTTTAAATCAGCTAAATCAGCAGCGGAAACAAGGCCGTTGGCTTGTGGGATATTTAATGAATTGAAACTCATGTTCTACTCTCTCTTTATTTGCTATTCATATTGATGTTAAATTCAGCGATGATCTCTTGAGGATTAGCGCCAACGCTTAATCTAGAAATTGCGCTTGTAAGTTCGGACTTTCTAGACCAATCAGACTCGGAACGAACTAAAGATAAGGCCTTGTTCATTACGTCTTGAGTAGTGAAGCTGGGCGCCTTAGCTGTTTGTTCTACATATGGAATCTTATTGAAATTGATAGAAGTAGGTGCGACAGGTTCAAGCAATGCACGATTTAAAGATTTCTCCATTTGTTGCATTTTGCCCGCCCCTGTGTCCTTCATCGCCTTGATTTCTTTTGTACAAGCTTCAACCGCTTTAAGCATTGCTTTATATTGCTTGTCCATAGCGTCAAGAATGGCATCGGTACCTTTTGCCATCTCCATCATAGCTTTTTCCATCTTGTCATCATCTTCATCTTCATCTTCATCTTCATCGTCGTAAGATGAACCATCTTCAGAAGAAGAACCATCTTCATCATTGCCCTTTTCAAACAAAGAACCTTGAGTTTTGGCCTTCTTTGCTTTCTTGGCGCTCATTTGATCTTGATCATCCATTTTCATTGCTTTAGATAGATCATCAAGGGCGATTGTTAAATCGTCAACATTGACGGCGTCGGGGGTGAAACCTTCGGCGACTTGTACGGCGTCGGCCTCACTCATCCCTTTATTCATAAGATGCTTGATTAAATCGTTATTCATCGTAAATTCTCCTATATAGATCATTGTTTTAGAGTTCAAAGTATTTTTCAAGCTTTTTACTCATAATCTCTTAGTTTTTCTTGACTCTTATTTTTTGCGGACTCCATAACAAGTTTAAGAAGGCGCTCTAATTCCTCATTAGTGTAGTCGCTAAAGTGTTCTTTTAACTTGTTTTTCAAGGCTTCTTTGCTAATCATTCTATTCTCTTTCTTGGGTGCTTTGTTGTTCGCCCCATATGTGGCGCTTGATACTTTTTGCGCTAGTGATTGTTCTACAAGTGAGGACATTGAAGCATCAGCATCAGGAATCGCCGCTTCTTGATACCCAACATTCATCGACTTTGCAATGATTTCTAGATTGGTATTCGGATTGACAGGATGCGAAGTAATAGCCACATTGATCACATTCGCTTTAAGTACCTTCTTAGGCTGGATAGGGTCCCGAAGTGTCACTTTTCCCTCAATCGAAAAACCAAGGCATCTTTCCCCGCCGGCTTTTTGCATTGCTACCGCTGTATCATAGCACTCTTTCGCTAATGGTTTTGATAGATACAATTTACCTTCTACGCGTGTTTTATGATCATCTACCTTTTCAATCTTTGTAGGATGCCCCAAAACCGCTTCAGGCCCTGGCCTATGCTCATGATTAAACCAACCATTGTTCAAAAAGTACGACCAATCAAGGCCGCTTTGATTGATCTTCTCACCTTCAAAATCCATATCATCAGTTGATACGATACCGGCGATCATGCCTACATTGTCATCCATGATTTCAGGTTCATCATTATCTTTTTTCGCTTTAGCAAGAGTAGTGAAGGGAATCCAAGTAGCAAAGTAATTGCCCTTTTCAAGTTGTGCCTCTTCTACTTCATCTTTGAAATCGTGTTCTTTTAACCATTGCTTAAATTCAGAGGGCGTCATATCGTCTTTGTTTGCTCGGACACTTTGAATTTCTGTTTTACCATCGTTGCTAATACCTAAGATCACTGATACGCCCTTAGGGAATCCCTTCGGCTGGTATCGTCTAAATTCTTTGTATTGCTCGGGTTCTGTTTGCCTCGCGGCGTGTTCGTTTTTAAAGGGCATGTTTCTAATCCTGTTCACTTTGTTTCTTAATTGCATTTTACAAAGTTCACAAGTTTCATGCTTATTTTATTTCTTAGTGCGTAGTGATTTAACTAGATCGGTATATGAAAACTTTGATTTCATTGATTTCTTTAGTTTATATGCGTCTTTTTCCGCCTGTGTCTTGCCTGGCATATAGAAATCATTTAACTTCTTTAATTCTTTCTCCATAGAAGCGGTTTCCCCGAATAAATCAACCTCTTGATCTGCTCCCTTGCCCAAGGCCTTTGCGCCGGCGGCTGAAAACATATCGCGTAATTTACTTGCTGTTGTGGCAATCCCTAGCGTCTCAAGGTATGCAAGCGCTAAGGGGTTATTAGTAAGCTCACTACGTACTTTATCTTCAATATCGCCCTTTCCTGTGTCCGTCTTGCCTTGACTAATCCAATTTTGAAGGCCTGATAAGTTTTGTTCGGCTGTCCCTCTTGTTCGTACAAAGTTTGTTTTTTGTGCGAATGAGTAAGCATAGATGGCATGTTCTAGGGCGTGTCTTTGTTTCTCATCAAAGAGATTGAGGGCAACAAGAGAAATCACGCCCGCCGAAAATCTTTCATGTAAAGCGGGGGACATTTTAGCCATGATCGTCTTGTTTGTTAATACTTTGCCTACTAGAACGTCGGATAACATATGAGCAAATGCGGGCGAAACTCGTTTTGTATCTACATCAATGTATTTATTCATATTTTGATAAGACAAGATACCATCTTTCATAAGTGCGTTGATTACGTCTTGCGAATAATCATCACCTAGATTTAAAAGTTCATAGATATTAGCGGCGTCGGAATTTGAGAACGCTTTTCCTATTGCATTTATTGATTTGTCTGTCAAGCGTCTAGAGATAGCGGCGATCTCTGTTTTCTCATCCATTGATTGCGTAAAACCTTCATTCATTTGACGAACAAGTAACTTCATATTTTTTTCACTCTTATCTTCAGGATCATATTCCCTAACTAAAATAGGGTTTTTGAACTGTGAAATATATTCGGGGGCAAATCCGAAAGAGTCTGCATGATCGGCCAAATAGTTTTTATAGGTTTCTGCTTTTTCTGGGTGTCTTGCGTATGCTCGTTTAATTGCCATTGTGCGGCTATTGCCCCCAAGTACCAAACCTTCTTCATTGATAATAGGCGCTCCATTCATCGCATCAGGA